ATCGAGAAGGAAGCCTAGGCGGAAGCTGAGGCGCAACAGCCGGTCATGCTCGACACTCCTGGCGATTTCGTAGGCGGAAAGCCTGCCGCTGAGGATCCAGCCGAGGATGACCCGTTCGCCAAGGCTGCCTGATGCCGCTCACCCCCACTTATGGCGATGGCCGTGTCGGCCCGGTGATGCTGCTCTATCTGGCGGGGGAGCGGGCACTGTGGCGACTGATCGGCCAGTATTTGACGGACGGTCGCGGTTTGCGCCGCCCGTGGGTGACTCGACAACTGTTGCGGATCCCCGCGTTTCGTCGTGGCGCTGCCCGCATCGTGATCGGTGTCGCGACACAAGCAGCGGTCTTGATCGCCGCCCTGCTGCTGCGAGCCTTCCGTGACGGTGCCGCTGCTGCCCGCGCTGACCTACCGGGCCGTCCGCGCGTCCTCGCTGTCGAGTCGACAGCTGTCGAGCACGCCGCGCGCGTGCTGGAGGCGTTGAAGCCACTACATGACAGCCTGCCAAATGTCGCCGAGCGTGTGTATCGGACAGTGCTGGATGACGTTGCGCGCGCGGCAGATCCCCTCTCGGATGCAGATCGTGACGTGATCGTGCGCAAAGCGTTGGAGCGTGAAGCCCGCCGAGGATTCACAGGCTACGTGGATCCGCGCGGGCGCCGCTATGAGGCGATTGGCTGGATCGAGATGTTGATCCGGGCGACCTGCACTCACGCCGAGGTCGACGGCTACTGCGAACAGTTGACGGCCGAGGGGCATGACCTGTTCGTCGTCTCCGACGTGCCTGGCGCGTGCGAACTTTGTCGACCGATGGAAGGTCACGTAATCAGCATCTCCGGGTCTACAGTCGGTGCGATTACGCGTGAGTCGAGTACCGGACGAACTGTCACAGTGACGGTTCTGTGCTCGTTGGCTGAGGCACGGAAACGCGGCCTATTCCATCGCGGCTGCCGACATTCGATCCGAGTGTGGACACCTGACGATCCCGCACCGCCCCGCGCCATCCGCGCGACCCCCGCTCAACGTGCCGCCCGATCGAATGATCGCGCCGCAATACGTCGCCGCCGATCCCTCGACAGGATCGCTGCCGCAACACGATAACTGAATTCGCGCCCGAACAGGGCTCTCAATGACCCGGATGGTTTCTTACCTCCGGGTTTCGTCATTTCAACACCGTCCCGGCCTGGTGCCGCGCGGTGTTCACGTGTCCCAGGAGGACATTCATGGCCGACGAAGCCACCCCCCAGGAAACCACAACTGAAGATACTGCCGCCGAAATCGAAGCCGATTCGACGGATTCGGATACCGAGGTCAGTGCCGATGTACAGGGCACTGAAACCGATACCGAAATTGCGGCCGAGGAAACTGCGGCTGCCGAGAAAACCTATGGCGAAACGTACGTCAAGAAATTGCGTGCCGAAGCCGCCAACGCCCGCGTCAAAGGCGCTGCCGCAGCGGAGAAAGCAGCCCAGGAGGCTGCCGTCAACGCCGAGAAGGCACTCACTGAAAAGTGGGCGAAGGCTCTCGGGCTCGCTGGCGACGACACCGAACCCGACCCGGCTGAACTGCTGAAACAGGCAGAGAAGCAGGCCGCGGAGTATGCGCAGGAACGCGATTCCTACGCCGAAAAGCTCCGCAACTATGCACGCAAGGACGCACTGACCGACGCCGCCCGCACAGCGGATGGCGATCTCGATGCGATCCTCGATTCCCGCAAGATCGCGGGCGAAATCGAAAAGCTCGACACGACCGCAGACGATTTCCCGGCCCTGGTGGCCGAAATCGTCAAGAGCGCGGTCGATTCCAATCCGAAGCTGAAAAAGGCCGCCGACCGGGTGTCGGCTCCTCGTAGCGGCGGTGACCCTTCCGGCGGTAACGCAGCCCCAAATTCGCGTTCGCCGAAAACCGTTGACGACTTCCGCAAGGCAATGCAAGACGCCGCGAAGTCGAAGTAAAAGGAGCCACTAATGGCGAATACCCTTCTCACTCCCGATGTGCTGGCGACTGCCGCGCTCGCGAACCTGTACGAGCAGTTGGTCATGGTACCGCTGGTGTACACCGATGTGTCGAGCGATTTCACTCGCGCGAAGGTCGGCGAGACCGTCAACATTCGCAAGCCCGCGACCTTCACGGCGCAGACCTTCGTTCGCGCTGACGGCATCACCATCCAGAACGCGACCGAGACCAGCGTCCCGGTCGTCCTGAACACCATCAAGGACGTGTCCTTCGCGATCACTGCGGAGGATCTGACCCTGCACCTGAACGACTTCACCGAGCAGCTGCTGCGTCCGGCGATGGAAGCTCTGGCGCAGTCGATCGACCGGGCGATCATCGCCCAGGCCAAGGCCGACTTCACCGCCATCGCGGGCGACGAGTACTTCCCCGGCACCACGACCGGCGCGCACGACAACTGGCAGCATCCCGAGGTGCTGATCGAGGCGGGCCGCCTGCTCGACATCTCGAATGTTCCGGACAGCGAGCGCGCAGCCGTTGTCGGTCCGACCACGAAGGCTAAGTGGTTGAACGCCGACATCCTCAAGCACGCCGACAAGTCCGGTTCGACCATGGCTCTGCGCAAGGGCAGCATCGGCGAGAACCTGTTCTCGTTCGACGCCTACATGACGCAGAATATCGTGCAGCCCGCCGGCAGCCCGTCGACCGGTCAGCCCACCACCGAGGTCGGTTTGGCGTTCCATCGCACCGCGCTGGCGCTCGCCTCGGCCCCGCTCGCGGCCCCGTCCGACGGCTCCTGGCATTCGGTCCAGTCCTACAAGGGCCTGAGCCTGCGACTGGTCAAGAAATACGACATCAACAAGAAGCAGGACGTCTGCTCGGTCGACATCCTGTTCGGCACCAAAACCTTGGATGCCAACCGCGGCGTGCTCCTCAAGGGCGACAACGCCTCCTGATCCAACCCATCCTGACGGCCTCGAACCCAGCACGGTTCGAGGCCGTTTGGGATGCAACGACTTTGGAGTATCGAAGTGCACGGATACCGTGACATTCATACCGGGCAAATCGTTCTGTCCGACCAGCCGCGCGACGACCTGCTGGAGTGGGCGTATTGGCGAGAGCTTTCACCGGCCGAGGTCGCTGAACTCGACAAGGCCGACGAGCCCGCCAAGAAAGCCCCGGCGAAGAAGGCCGCACCACGCGCATCCGCGAAGGCGGAAGGCGGCGAGTAGCTGATGCTCGTTTATGCCGCACCTGATGACCTGGCCGACTGGATCGGCGCCGACGACCTCCCGGATGATTCGGAAGGTGAACGGCTGATCAAGTACGCGTCCCGTCTGGTGCGCAAAGCCACCCGCTGCGACCGCTACGAGGTCGACCCGACCGGACTGCCTGTCGACCTGGATGTACTACATCCGATGCGGGACGCCACCTGCATTCAGGTCGCCGCATGGGTTGCTGCGGGGATCGATCCTGCTGGCGGTGTAGCTGGTCGTGAGATCGGGATCGCTTCACAGTCGGCGGACGGCGGATCGGTGTCTTACGCCGATTCGGTGACTGCCGACGAGGTGCGCGAAACGGTCGAACGTCTCACTCCTGCCGCGCTGGATGTGCTGCGGGAGAACAAGCTCGCATCCGGGCGGCCGACCGTGCTGGGGCAACGATGGTGAACTACGCGCCACCTGTGTACGCGGCGGGCGTGATGCTCACTGTGGTTCGCCGCGGCACCGCGAACGCGAAGGACTGGCAAGGCGACTTCGCCACACCCACTCCCGCCACACATCAGATCGGCCCATGCGACCTGAAGTGGCTGACCGACACCGAGGACACGTCGAAAGGCGAAGTTCTGATGCGGTCCGCCCAGGTCACCGCACCTGCTGGCTCGGATGTGCTGGATTCGGACACGATCCAAATCCCGGGCGTCGACGGCGAGTTCGTCATCGACGGCGCTGTCCGCATCTCCCCGAACGGGTTCACAGGCTGGGCCACCGGGAAGCGATTCAAGATCGCGAAGGACGGACCCCGTGGAGTATGACGGCTCAGACTTCGACCTCGACACCACCTTCATGCGGACGTCAGAGGAACTGACCCAGTTCGTGCAGGAGATCGCCGAACAGGGCGCCGATCGTTGGGCTGTCCGGAGTCGCTGGCGTACGGGCTTCAATGCAACGAGCGTTTCGGCCCATGCAGGTCCGGGCGAAAACGGCGACATCGAAGGCGTCACCTACGCCTCCGGTTACTACGCCCGATTCCGCGAGCACGGCACCCGCTGGAACAGGCCAGAGCATGTGATGCGCGACTTCATTCGAGACGTGGAGGGCTGATGCCACTGCCCCCATACCCCGAATTCGACGATGTCATGAAGGCGTTGTTGGACGATATCGCGCCCGTAGTCACGCACGAATCCGACGAGATCCCCCCGCCCTACATCTATGTCACCCGCGTCGGCGGCGCCGACAACGGATGGTCGGACAACCCGATCATCGACGTCGAATACGTGGCCGACTCCCGTGCCGAGTCGAAGACTCTGAAAACGGCTGGGCAGGAACGTATTCGCGCGGCCGGAAACACCAGGCCAGGCGGGTACCTGATCGACACCGCCGAGGAAAACCCCGGTGGCGGCGGCCAGTACATCCCGCCGCAACAGCGTGACCGTCGCGGCGTGACCGCCACCGTGCGCCTCTCCTATCGCAGGCCCCGCGCCTAGCACTCTTTCACACTTTCACGCCACCCCGACGCTTCTGCGGGCGGGGCTCTGTGGCGTGCCCACACAAGGGATTGCCAATGGCAGCAGTAACTTACGAAGACCTCGCTAATTGGAATGCCGCGACGATGCGGCGCGCCAACAAAGGCTTCGTCCTCATCGGCGACGATGACGCAACCATCCCCGCCGCCTTCACTGATGGTGTCAGCGCCGAATTCCAGGCCCTGCCGGACTTCCGCAGCTTGGGACTCATCGCGAAAGACGGCGCGCCCACATTCCGCCCCGAAGTCCAGTCCAACGATGTCGAGTCGTGGGGCGCGTTGGAGCCGACCCGCACCGACATTCTCTCGATGAACATGTCGGTGTCGTTCACCGCGCAGCAGACCAACCGCGACACCCTCGCCTTGTACGCGGGTATCAGCCTCGATGACGTCGTCGCCGATGCCACCACCAAGGAAATCCAGTTCAACAACCCGACCAGCCCGGCCACCCGGTACAACCGGTACATCTTCGGCATGGTCGACGGCGAAGGTGCTGACGCGATCACGATCCTGCGGATTCTGCCTCGCGCCACCGTGTCCGAGATCGGTGAGCAGTCCTGGAGCCAGGAAAACGTCCTCACCTACAACTTTACCTTGAAGGCCAAGATCGACGAAGACCTCGGCTACTCGATGAAGAACGTGATCTGCGGTCCGGGTGTCGCCGGGATCCTCGCCGACATGGGCTTCACGGCCACCGCGCACATCCCGATCATCTCGGGCCGCGCACCGTCCGGGAACCTCGCGACCGCTGGCGGCGAAATCCTGGTCCTGTCGGGCGACCACTTCACCGGCGTCACCGGCGTCACTGTCGGCGGCACCGCTGTCCTGGACTACCAGCTGGTCGACGACAACACGCTGTCGATCATCACCCCGGCCAAGAGCGCGTCCACGGTCAACATCGTGGTCACCAACGCTACCGGGCCTTCGGCGGGCTTCTCCGTCACCTACGCCTGATCTTCAGGCGCCCCTGATCGTCGTCCCGCGCGTGATTCCTGGCCGCGCGCGGGACGGCTCTACTCCCCAATTCTTCGCCAGGACATCCAAGCCAGGAGACCCCCCATGGCTTTCACCCCTGTTCGCATGGCGTCACCGGACGGCCGCGAATGCCTCGTCGGCTCCGCTACCGAGCGTGAACACCTGCGCGCCCGCGGCTACCGCATCGTCACCGCGCCGACCCCCGAGCCCGCGCCCGTCAAGGCCGAGCCGAAGCCTGCGCCGAAACCGGTCGCCAAGGTCGAGCCCGCGGACACCAAAAGCAAGTAGCACCAACCACTTCTAGCCAGGAGTTTCAGACATGGCAGCCCCCAGGAAGACCGCCGCAACCGTCGAAACCGACGCCCCGAAAAAGAGCCGTTGGGCGACGCTGCGGGACGAGGCACGCGCCAAGCACAAAGCATTGCCGCCGTACGAGTTCGATGGCACCACCCCGCCGACTCTGATCAGCGCACCCGACACTGTCGAACGTGCGACTGCTCTCGCGCGACTGATCGACTCGAAGGGGCGCGTCGACGAACGCGACGTGGTGCCACTGTTCGAATCCGTGTGCGGCGCAGCGTTCGACACCGTCTGGGATGTCATCAAAGACGAACCGATGGAAGTGTTGTTCCCGTTGTTCGCTGACATCAACACCCACTTCAGCAGCATCCCCGACGACGAAGGCGACGACCTCCCGGGAAACGCCTAGCCCTCGTACTCCTCATCGAGGACTACGGGGAAGAAATCGAATACGACCTCCAAGATTTCCTGAAGGTCGACCTGGGCGAGTTCTTCCGGGGCGAACGACCGTGGGGCCAGCTGTACCGGTTCTTGCGGCGTCTGCCCTCGCACGGCTGGTATCACAGCGCGCTTGCGATGAACGAAGACGTCGGACGCATGCGGGCCGAACAGCCTATGCCTGAGGATATCCCGCCACCGACACCGCACGGCTACAGCTTCCCGGTGTTGCTGCAACTGCGAGTCATCGACTTGCAGAAGGAAATCCTTCGCGCCCTGCCCGCCATTTTCGGCGGCAAACTCGGGCCACCCTTCCCGCCCGAACCGCGCCCCATGACCGCGGAAATGCGATTCCGGGATCAACGCGAGACGAAGAACGTCCATTCCGTCCTGGCTCAAATGGGCATTCGATGAATTAGGTGGTGCCGGATGGCAACATGGCCGGCCTATAGCGCAGGCAGTGCGCGGATCACTTTGAAAGCCCAGCTCAGCAGTACTTTCAAGGCTGACACAAAAGCCCTCCTTGCTCCGATCAAGGAGGGCTTGAAGGTCACCGTCTCGCCTGCATTGGCGACAGGTTTCAAGGCTGACCTGAAAGAGAAGATCAAGACCGCCGCCGAGGGCGTCGACCAGAAGATCGCGTTCAAGCCGAAGCTTGCCGTCGGGTTCAAAACCGATTTGAAAGCGTTGGTCAAGACTGCCACGACCACGCTCGATCAGAAGATCGAGTTTTCGGCGTCGCTGAAGACCGGTTTCAAAACCGATCTCAAGGACGCCATCGACCTGGAGCTGACCGAATTCGGTCCAGAAGCAGTCGAGTTCGCGCCCGCGCTGGTGACGGGGTTCAAGAAGACCTTGAAGTCGGCGATCGACACGGAACTCACCGAGTACGTGGAGAAAGTCAAGTTCGCGCCCGAACTGAAGTCCGGGTTCAAGACTGACCTGACTTCCGCTATCGACACTCTGTTGAGCACGAAAGCGGCCACGAAGGTCGAGTTCGCGCCGAAACTCCGCAAGGGGTTCACCGCGGATTTGAAGCTGGCTCTTGGTGGCGTGCTGTCGAAGATCCGCCCGGAGACGATGATCGAGTTCCGGCCGAAGCTCGCCAAGGGTTTCCGCACGGATCTCAGCACCAAACTGACGACGTCGACGGGAACCCTGCGGCCGAGCATCCCCGTGGACGCGGATCTGACGCAGGCGTCGGCGCAACTGCTGGCGTTCCGTACCGCGCAGGCGAATGTTCCGTTGACGATGAACGTCAACGTCGACACGGCGTTGGCTGCCGCGCAGTTGATGGCCTTGCGGTCGCTGGCGTCTGCTGTCGGCACGCAGGTCGGCGAGATCGGCAACGGGGTCGGCGGACGCGGTTCGCGCGCATTGACGGGCAACATCTTCACCCGCCCGATTCGCGCTATCCGTCTGCGGGTCGAGCTGGACCGCGCATCACTGGCAGCTGCCGAGGCGCGCTTGGCGAACATTCAGTCACGTCTGTCGAACGCTCGCGATTCCCAATCGGACGCGGTCGGCCGCTTGAACGAGGCTGAGGCGCGCCACAACGAAGTGATGCGGAACGGCAATTCGACGCTCTCGCAACGTATCGCGGCAACGAACCGTCTCGCGCGCGCACGTCGCGCGGCATCCGAGGCGAGTGGTCGCGTATCGGGGCTGATGGGCGAGGAGTACGACGCCAACCGTCGGGTCGATCGCGAACGCGACAATCAGTCCGGGTTCCGTCGCATCAGCCGTCTCGCTTCGGCGGGCTTCAACGGGCTCACGTCCGCCATCGGCGACAGTGCCAAAAGCATGCTGTCGTTCCGCAACCTCACCAACGTGGCGACCATCGCTCTCGTCGGCTTGGCCGCGGTGTCCCTGATCCCGCTGCTCGGCCAGCTGGCGCAGGCTGCGGGCGTTCTCGCCCTGCTCCCTGCTGCTGGCGCGGCTGCCGTGAGCGTCTTTGCCACCCTGGCCGTTGGACTCAACGGTGTCGGCGATGCGTTCTCGGCCGCGAAGAAGGCTGCGGAATCGGCAGACGAAGACCAGGCTGCCGCTGCGAAGAAGGTTGCGTCGGCTGAACGTGGCATTACGTCTGCTGAGCGTGGCGTGCGCGACGCGCACAAGAACACCTTGCAGGCGCAGAAGGACCTCACCAAGGCGCGCAAAGACGCAGCCGAGGAAATCGACGACCTGAACCGGGCGCTCGGTCGCGTCGCATTGACTGAAGAGGCCGCGGCTATCGCCGTGGCCGAGGCTCAGCGTGAGCTTTACCAGACGTTCATGGATCCCGATTCCGATGCGATTGATCGCGCGCGGGCGCAAAACAATGTCAAGCAGGCATTGGCTGACCAGGACGACCTGCGGCGGTCGAATCGCAAACTCGCCGAGACGGTTGAGGAAGCGAATCAGAAAGGCGTCGAAGGCTCGGACGCCGTCGTTGAGGCCAAGGATCGTGTTACTGCGGCACAAGAGGCCGAAAGTGATGCGACACAGGCTCTTGCCGACGCATACGAGACTTTGGCCGAGGCGCAAACCGAAGCGTCGAAGAAGGCTGATGCCTTCAACGAGGCGATGGAGAAACTGTCGCCGAACGCACAGGCTTTCGTCCGCGCCATCCTGGACTTGAAGGAGTCCTACAGCGGGTTGCGACGCGAAGTCCAAGATGCTCTGTTCGACAAGATGGGGATCGCGGTCTCCAGTCTCGCGACCAAGTCGCTGCCGACCCTGAAAACCGGCCTGACCGGTATCGCGACCGAGATCAATCAGGGCGTTCGCCGTGCGATGGCCGACTGGCAGTCCGATGCCACACAGTCCACGCTCGCCAAGCTGTTCGAGAACGTCAAGAACTCGGTCGGCGGCGTGGTCGACGGCATCAACAACCTCGTCCAGGGCTTCCTGAATCTCGCTGCGGTCGGATCCGAATCGCTGCCCGGACTGTCGAACAGCTTCGAGAACCTGACACTGCGGTTCCGCGAGTGGACCGAGAACAGCGAAAACCAGCAGAAATTCCGCGACTTCCTTCGCGAATCGCTGGACACCCTGAAGCAGGTCATCGAAATCGGCGGGCAAGTCGGCGGCCTCATTAAACGCATCTTCGCGGGATCGGATGAAGTCGGCGAAGGCTGGCTGACGTCGATGTCGGAAACCTTGGACCGCTGGAACGCGTTCCTCGACACACCCCAGGGCAAGAAGGATCTTCAAGAATTCTTCGACGGGATCAAGGACACCGTAAGCGCTCTCGCTGCGGCACTCTCGACCGTCGCAGGATGGATCCAGAAAATTGACGGCTGGAATCTGGGCGACAAGCTCAACAGTTCGCCCGTCGGCGGCATCCTCGGCCTCTTCGATGGCAATAAGACGCCATGGGAGAAAGCGAAGGGTGTCGGATCTGCCGCACGCGGCGCCGTCTGGGATCACAATATCCCGGCACAGTGGGCCGCCGATCAGGTTCTGAAACCCGAGCAGTGGACCATCGCCAAGGACGTCGCGAACGGCGTAGGCGACTGGTTCTCCGATCAAAGCCAGAAGGTCGCCGACGCGATCCCCAGCATGATCCTCGGGTTCAACGACCTCAAAACAGGGATCTCCGAATGGGGCACCAGCTTCGCCGACTTCAGCATCAACTGGGGCGAGGACTGGGACAGCGCGAAAGCGTCCGCCAAAGCGGGCGCGGAGTTCATCCTTGGCGAAGAGGGCCTGGCGAAGCTACAAAAAGGCTTCGACAACCTGCCCAACTACTTCTCGGGGCTGGTCGGCGCAATCGGCACCGCCTGGGACGGGCTGGGTTCACGCCTGCAAGGCCCGATCAACACCGTGATCGACGCCCTGAATTCGATGGGCGAAGTCTGGAACAAGGTCGCCAAGAAGCTCGGCTTGCCCGAATGGGATCCAATCCAGCCTGGGAAGGCGCAAGCGTCGCGGGCACCGAACCAGTTCAAGCCGATCCCAGGTCGCGCCAAAGGCGGTCCTGGTGGTCCGTACTTCTCCGGCCGCGTCGATGGCCCCGGCAACAGGTACGACGACCAGGCTGGCGAGTATCGACTGTCGCGCGGTGAGCACGTACTCACCGGCGACGAGGTTGATGCAGCGGGCGGCCATGACGCCATTTTCCGGTGGCGTCGCAGCCTGCGGCAGGGCGGCGGCAAACAGTCGCGCGGTGATGGCTTCGCTGACGGCGGCGGCATCAGGCAAACCAGCGATCCGCTCGACCCGATCCAGTTGCACCTGTGGGATCTCGTGCGCAACGCGATCCCCAGCGCGGTACTGACTTCGGGTAAACGCTTTCAGGACGCAGGCAGTGGCTTCGACCTGCACATGCAGGGCAAAGCGATTGACCTCGGCGGCCCTATGAAGCAGATCGCCCAGTGGATCTACAACACCTACCCGCAGAGCGCGGAGTTGATTCACTGGCCGCTCGACGGATTCCAGAACATCAAGAACGGATCCCCGCTCAACTACGGCTCGGCCACCAACGAGGCGCATCGGGACCATGTCCATTGGGGCGCAACCGATTTCCTCACCCAGCTCTCGGACGAGGACAAGGCGTCACTGTTCGATCGTGTCCGCTCCGGGCTCGGCGGCCTACTGTCCAGTGGCCGCGGCCTCCTGGTCGAGAACCTGGTTGGCAAGCCGTTGCGCGGCATCGCCGACAACGTGCCGGAACTCGGCGGGCTCGGCGAATTCGGCAAGTTCCCGAAAGCGTTCGCCCAGAAAATGGCGCAAGCCATCACCTCCTGGGTGAGCGAGCGTTTCGGCGGGTCCAGCGACAACCCCACCGACTACAACGTCACAGCAGGCGTTGAACAGTGGCGGGACATGGCACGAGAAGCCATGCGCCGCGTCGGTTTCGATGCCGACAACGAGCAGCAAGTCAACGCGATGCTGGCTCAAATCCAGTCGGAGTCCGGTGGCAACCCGAACATCGCCCAACAGATCACCGACATCAACGGCACCGGCGAACAGGCTGGCGTCGGACTACTCCAGGTCATTCCGGGCACCTATGACGCATACCGGGATCCCGAACTGCCCAACAACCGGCGAGACGCGTTCTCCAACATGGTTGCGGCACTGCGGTATTACAAGTCACGCCACGGCGACGACCTCACCAAAGAGTGGGGGAAGGGTCACGGCTACGACCAAGGCGGCATGTTCCCGCACAACACGTTCGGATTCAACATGTCCGGCCTGCCCGAAGCGGTCCTGACCAATCCGCAATGGAAACTGTTCGAGCAGTTCATCGGCCAAATGCCAGGCTTCAACAACCGGTTGCAAGCCCTCCCACAGCCACTCGGCGGAGGCACCAACGCAGACGGAACACCCGGCAACTTCGGTGTCCCGATCAGCCCTGGCGTCGACACCTTCGAGAAGGTTTTCGAGAAGGGCAAGGAACGGTTCGAGAACGTCGGCAAAACCGGGTTCGACGACCTCGTCTCCTCCACTCTCGGCCCGCTCGGCGTACCGGATCCGCGGTCGCTCATTCCGTCCGAGGTCACCGCATACAAGGACACGCTGGACAAATGGCAGGTCGCTAGAGCCGCGTCCGCGCAAGCCTCGCAAGCCCTCGCCGATTCGGACTATCAGGCGGCACCGTCGCCTGTCGGTTCAGCCAATTCGGCCGTGCAGTCCGGTGGCGGCAATGGGGCGATGACGTCGAACGACTACTCGACGACCATCAACATTCAGACCGCCGACAACGCTGACGCATTCCGCAGGGCGCAACAGATCGCGGATCTTCGTGCAATTCAGCACGCCCGCTGAGGGGAACGCAATTGATGCGTGATTCCGCCCGGATCGACATCTACGGTGTGGACGGCTCGCATTTCGTCATCAACGGCCCGGGCGCGTCGGAAAAACTCTTTCTGCAAACAGATATAAAAGGAGTTTACGACGCCCCGGTCGTGACACGGCGAAAGTCGAGCGCCTACCAAAAAGGTGCGTCCTATGAGGGCAAAACATACAACCAGCGGGACATCACCTTTGGTGTAAGCATCAAAGGTGATGATCCCGCCGACTGGCAAAACCTCCAGGATCGCTGGAATGCCGCATGGGACTACGAGGTAGACCCGTGGGATCCCGATTCGACACTCACGAAAATGTCGGTCACCACCCCATCCTCGGGCACTCGCAGCCTGTGGCTGGCGAAATCTGACACAGCACAGTTCGAGTCGAAACATGACCCGCACATCACCCGCACGTCGATACAGCCGATGGCCGTTGTCGCCGATCAGCCGTTTTGGTTCGAAGACAAATGGGAGAACACTCCCTATGACTACTTCGAGACGGGCTCGTCGGGCACCTCCGAAGGCTTCGTGTCGATCGTCAACCCGACCGATCAGCCGATGTGGCTGCAATGGGTTGTCACCCGCGGCACCTGGACGCTCCCCGACTTCACCTGGACGGGCAAGAAGCATCAGCGCGTACCAGGCGGGGCCTATCCGAATCGGAAGATCACACTTCCGGAGCTGACTGCGCTGGAGGGTGGCGCCCGCATCACCCTGTACCGCGACAAGTTGCAGGTACGCGACTGGGCTGGCACGAACCTAGCGGGGCGGATGAACGGAATCAGCTTCCTTCACCGCATCCCACCGAAGACGCCTGAAACCAACTTGCCCGTGAAGGTCGTCGGCGCACCTGTCGGCGGTGCGCGGGTCGAAGTTTACTGCGCGCGTCGATGGACTCACGTTTGGGAGCGTCGATGACAGACCTTCTAGAGCTGAGCCTTGAACAGCAATGTCGCGAGATCTGGGACGTCACCCTCGCGGCCGAGGAGGCGGACCGTAGGGCACGCCTGGAACCGCCGTTCGTCAGGATCTGGACAGGCGATTGGGACCTGAAAGGGATCCTGAACAGCGAATTCGTTGCCAACTTCAACTGGATTGAAAACGACGCGGGGACCGGCCTGACCGAAATTCCGCTCGATGACGATCTCGCGCGATGGATTTGGCAAGTTAGATCCCGCATCGACAACGGCGAGAAGCGGCACGTCTACATCACCGTCGAGAAAGACGGGGCGCAATGGTCGGGCCGCATCTTCGACCACAGCGTTGAGAAGCGCGAGGACGGCACGCGAGTACTGTCGGTGCGCTGGGTTCACGACTTCGATCTACTGCGCAAGTATCTCGTTTGGTGCTCACCCTTTCTCCCCGACTTCGTGCAGGCGCCGCACGTCTTTTTCGTCCCAGGTCCCAGCATTTGGAGTCTGAAAACTTGCCTTTTCCTGAACGTAATGCGCGAACAGGAATCGCTGTACGAACTCGATGACGACCCACTCGATTTCGGCTCGGTCGGCATGTCGAACTGGTCCGTTGTCGTCAAACCGACGACGTTTCTGGACGACCTGAACGCGGGCACTATCTGGTCTGTCCCGAACTCGCGGTTCAAGTACTGGACCGACATGTCGAAAGACATCCTCGAAGACGCTCAACTGTCCATTCAGGTGCGGCGTTTCATCGAGGGCGAGGATGAGCAGCCGATTGCGGGCGAAACCCTCCGTAACGGTGCGCTCGTCGTCGACATCGTAGACAAGTCGGGCTATTACAGCGACACCAGCAACGGTGGCGACCCCTTCACGGGACTCGCTCGCACGTTCGCGCAGTTCGCCGAAGACTTCATCGACGAGGTCATCGAGGATGTTGTCGACCCGGCAACGCCTGCTTCGTACAAGGTGCCCGGTCAACGCCTGACGGACAAGACATGCCCGTACGTGGTGTATCTGGAGGGCGAAGAGACCGGTATCGAGTCCGGGAAGTTCACGGCCACACCGAATTCGGCGATCCAGGTGGTTGCTGGAGGGCACTCGATGCCCTTCGTGAACGAGTTGATAAGCGCAGCGATCCAGTGCGTTTCGGGGGATACGGTCATCGATGGCCCCGATGGCGAGCAGCGAATCGATGCTCTCGCAGCCCGCGGCGGCCCGTTCCAAGTTTGGGCACTGACGCCCTCTGGCGAACGGGTTGCGGCTACCGCTGCCTTTGCCTTCAAAAAGGGGCGAGCCGAGCTTTTCCGATACACCTTCGCGAATGGTCGCTCCCTGACTGCGACGGCACGTCATCGCTGGCTGACGCGACAAGGATGGACCGCAACCGGGGAAACTCCAGTCGGTGCCGAGGTCGCCTCGGTCCGATACGAGCATCCCGAGGCGTACGTCACTGCGCCGGACGCCGATCTGGCGGACGAGGAATGGGTCGGCCTGGATGGCGGCGCAGTCGCCTATTCCGCGCTCGTGTCCGTGACGTCAGTCGGCGTTCGCGACTTCTACGACATGCACGTCCCAGGGTGGGTGAACTACTCCAGTGGTGGCGTCTGGTCGCACAACACAGCGGGCGACCTACTGGCCGCAGCTATCGTCATACCCCCCATTGGCGGGGCAGTCGATGCGGTGGCTCAGATTTTCTACTGGGACGCACTTTTTGCCTGGATGCATGCGAGAAGTAGTGGCCGAGTAGCGAATTCAGGATGGTCACGCCCGTTCGAGGTGATCGCGGCAGACGGCGACCGGGCGTACACACTCGAAGCGCTGCTATCTCTCCGCAAATCACTGCATGAGACGCGCTCCTACTTCTCGCACGAGATCAACATCCGCGACGGCGCCCCCTGGTACATCGGCGACCGAGGCAAAGGCCACTTCTTCCTCGGTGACCGCATCGGCGCGCAGGTGATCGGCGACTACGGCACCACCATGTTCGTCGACGACCACACCATCTACGTCGACCGCGTCCGCGAACTGACCCTCGCATGGGATCGCGAATCGCCTCCCGAATGGGTCGCGACCATCGGCGACCAGGAAAAGAACAAAGACCGCGGTCAACGCGCACTGGGCGCTATCGCCAATCTCGGCGGCCTCGTCCAACAGCTCGCCGTCCACGGCAAGTAGGCCAGGAGCAGGAATGTCTGAAGTCGATCAACTGCCGAAGCTGAAACCAGGGCAGTTTCCCGCGCAGGAACTCGTCAATCCGGACTGCCCTGAAGAGGCGTTCGTGTGGATGTTCAGTGGATTGCCTTCGATGAAAGGCGCACCGCTCCCATTTCCTATCGAGTACCTGAAACAGGTGTCTCGCCGGATGTGGGATTGCGGCGCCCGTCCGATGGGTTCGACTGTCCCGCCCGAGCAGACGATCAAGTATCAGCTGCCACGGAATACGGATCCGCATTGGTTGACGAGTCCGGGAGTGTGGGTGCCCATCGACGCGCCTGATCGTTCGAAACTTGATTACAAGGAATTCGTCAAGTCGTTGCCGCAGGACGCACGCCGACAGTTGGCGGAAGCGATGGGTTTCGATCCGATCGCCGCGGTTCCTGACGATCAACGTTTGGCCGACGCGCCTCCGACGCCGATGAAGTACGGCAAGCCGTCACGTGACGGTGCGAGTGTGAGCAACGAGCCCGTGCGTGATCCGGGCTGGAATCCGACTTCGCACCCTGTCGCCGAGGTGCTGGCGTATCTCGCGGAAGCGGATGACGCCGAGCGTGATCGTGTCCTGTCGATCGAACGCTACCTCGCGGCCAAGCCGCGCAAATCTATCCTCTCGCGATACCCGGAGGTGGGCGTCTAATGCCTGCACCACTTTTCAGAGAAGTCGACGTGATGGGCGGATCCCGGTCTAACCGCTGGGGCGCCCGCGTCGTGAACTTCCTTCTGCACACCGAGGAGGGCGGGAGTTCGGCACAGAACCTCGCCAACTACCTCAACAACAGCAACAACGGTGTCAGCTACCACTACACGCTCCGCGACGGCATCCTCTGCGATGTGGTCGACACCGACTTCGCATCGTGGTCTGTGCTGGATGCGAACAGCCGCACCATCAACCTGTGCTTCGCGGGCAGCCGCGCCAGCTTCTCGCGCGCACAGTGGCTCGAACGCGACCAGGATCTACGCATCGCTGCATGGCTGGCCGTGCAGGATGCCCGCAAATACGGCTTTGCGTCCGATGTGATCGCCCCGGATTACTACCGCGGCGAGGGCATCTCGGATCACAAGTACGTGACGAAGATCCTCGGGTTCGGCGACCACACGGACGTCGGCTGGAACTTCCCGTGGGATGTGTTCGAAGGCTATGTCGCCGAGTATGCGAGCGGTGTTGCCGCAGCCCCCGTGGTGAATCAGATCGACCTGGAGGCCGAGCGCGCCACGGGTTGGATCGGCGCCCGCAAGACCGTGGGGGAGAACGTCGCCCCCGACGGCGAGGGCCGCTGGGCCGAGTTCGAAAACGGCTACATCTACTGGCATACCCGCACGGACGCGCACGCGATCCCGACGAACATCTTCGAAGTCTGGGCCGATCTCGGCTGGGAGGCTGGCCCTCTCGGCTATCCGACCGGTGACCATTCGGTGCTCGACGGTATCGGAGACGTGCAGGGCTTCGAGGTCGGCGCCATCTATCGCCGCTACGACCAGCCCGGTTTCTGGGTGCATGGCGATATCCGTGAGCGTTGGAACCGCAGCGGGTTCGAGAACGGCCCCTACGGCTGGCCGACGAGCAACGAAGTCGAGTTCGATACCGGCTCCTACCAGGACTTCGACAACGGCCGCATCTACTTCACCCCGAAGCGAACCCTCGGGTTACTGACCGGGGACGGCGCTGACACTCCTGTCGCTGACGCCGCCTGACCCCCCAATCTTCTACAACTGAACGAGGTATCTCCTCATGGCTTCTTTCGAATCGTTGCGCGATGTCACTGCTGAGGTTCGCGGTCGCATCTACGCCACTCTCATCCCCGCGCAGGTCGCCCTGGTCGCTTTCGGCCTGCTGAACGATCAAGCTGCGGCCCTGTGGATCGCCGCTGTCGGCGCCATCCTGGGCTTCGGTGTTGCCGCGGCGAACAGCACCGCCACGTGGCGCACTTGGCTGTATGGCCTGCTGGTTCCCGCGCAGGCGCTCACGATCTATTACGGGGTGTTCGCGGAGAATCAGGCGGCAACGCTGGCGTCTCTGGTTGCGACCGCTCTCGGCCTCGGTGTCGCCGCGGCGAAGACTCCTGTCCTGTGACGTTCGGGCTTGACCGCCCGCACCCCACGCTTTCGTCGCTTGTTCGGCTTCGGGTCAGGTTGATCTGGCCCGAGGTTGTCGCCATCCAATTCTGTGTCCTGATCGCGGCCTTAGCACGCGGCCTGGACTATCTGCTGCCGCCGCACGCCGATGCCCGCACTTTGAGCGTCATCGAGCAGGTGATGCCGGTTTGGTGGTGGGGGATCCTGTTCATCCTGGGCGCGGTTTTGGGGTTGGCGGGTTTGGTGGTCGACCGCTATCCGGTTTCGTTCGCCGGCCACGCGGTCCTTGTCGCTGTCTATGCGGGGTTCACGGTGGGCGCGATGTGCGATGTGGCGACTCGTTCGCCGATCGAGGGGTGGCGTACGCCTGCGGATTGGCTGCTGGTGTTCGTGGTGGTGCATTGGGGGTTCGCTGACGCTGCTATTGATGTGTGGAGGGAGCGGCGACAACGTGAATGAAATTGCACAGTTTGCCCCGGAGTGGCTTGTTCTGATTGTTGTTGTTGCTTTCGCTCTCAAATATGTGGGCCAGCTTCTTTCTGAGGCTTCGGAGTCGTGGGCGAAGATCCTTGGCCCGCTTGGTCGGCGTTGGCGTGCGAATGGTTTGAAGCGTCAGCAGGAGCGTGTTGAGGCGCGTGAGATTCGCGCCGCCGATTTCGCTGATGTGAAGGGCCAGCTCGAATATATCGCTGATCAGTTGGAGCAGTGTCGGGCCGCTTCTGAGCAGCGTGACGCGTTTATCGCTTATGACGCGCGCTGGCATCGTGACTTGAATTTGCAGGCGATCGAGGCCGGGTGCGAGGTTCCCACCTATTTGACTTTCCGTCAATGGTTGGCGCAGTCGAACTAGCCTCCCATTTTTTGAAGAAAACTTAACGCTGATATCGGGGGTGACTATTGACTGCCCCTAATCAGCCGAATCCTGATGGTTCTATTGAACTGGGCGGTTTCCGCGCGTTGCAGGAGGCGACTGCCGAGGATGTGCAAACGTCGTTGACGGCGGGCGCACGGGTCTCGTATGAGACGGCGCACAGCACGCATGGCACGGAGGTTCGGACTCCGATCCAGGGTGCGTATACGGCTGCTCTTGCTGCTCAGGGCGCTGCGGATGCTGTCGTGGACATTGCTGAGGCTGCGGCGAATGATGCGGCGGCGGCTGAGTCTACGGCGGCATCGGCGAGCGCGCGGGCGAGCTATTGGGAAGCCGAATTCGTTGTCGCGTCGGCGGCTGTAGTCCTCGGCGTGAATGAACTTCTCATCGGCCTGTGTCAAAACGTGCCAGGTGGGCTCACGCGAACTATCACCGATATGCACGTCGCCTTATTGTCGCAGCCGAACGGTATGGCTTTCGAGCTGAAGAAATTCAATGCGACAGGCACTTCGTCGTCGGTTCTCGACACGTACACACTTGCCGCGAATGTGACGCGAGCGAATTGGCCTGACCTCGGTTTCGATATGTCTTCCCGTGAGCGCGTGTTTATCAACGTTACTTCGGTGACCGGTTCCACGGCTCCGTTGGCCTTTCAGATTCTCTTGTTTGGAGTGATGGAATGAAGCACTTCGAGACGCGTTACGGCGGCGGGGTCGGGCAAGAGCAAGTCGGCATCGATCCTCGCCTCGAAGCGTTCTGGTTGGCGCTGTTCGATTCCGAACCTGACGATCTTGTGTTCGACCTGGATACCGCCGAGCGCGCTATTCCGAAGATCGACGCTGCGATCAACCGTTTGAACCATGACCCAGACTCTTTGAGGCCATTGCTGCCCGAAGGCGTCAAGGGCGGCCTGATCCGTCGGCGCCAAGTTCTGGAGCAGATGCGGGCAACTCTCGCCGATCATCCTGACGCCTCTATCAGCGGCCCTCTGGAGCGCGATGTTCCTGCTGCGCCGTAACCTGCCGTACGCCTGGGCGGGATTCCGCGACGATTTCAACACCTACCCGGTCGGCCCGGTCCAACGCCCGTGGGTCCATCTAGGCGACGGCTCACCAGCCGATATCAATTCATCCGGCGAAATGCGCTTGACCAACAACTTCCTCACCGCGAATGGCGGCGGGGAGTCCTACGAGTTCCAGCCTTTCACCCCGAATTTCGGCCTCGAATACGAGGTGTGGTATCCAGTTTCGGGCGTGGCTTCACAGTCGTTCGGCATGTTCTTCACCGACTCGTGGGCGACTATCGGTGCGGCGTTCATCAACTGCACTGGCGTCCGTTTGATCCACTCCGCGATCAGCGATGAAGTGGCCGTGCACGAATTCGCCAACATGTGGACCTCGGCTGGTGTACGCGCGTCCTATCCATCACCGGTCACATTCAACGGAACCGCATTGCATGTGAGGGTCTGGATCGAGGGTGACATATGGATGCGCATCTGGTTGAACGACATATATCTCGGTAGCTGCATGATCAGCCCGGGTTACAAACTCGGCCCGGGTCGACGCTGCCCTCGGTTCGTGAATCCGTCCCTTTGCGATGCGTGGGTGCGGTGGGTCGACAACTATGACCGCCCGCCGTCTGTGCCGCCGATCAATGTGTGGTCCTCGATCCTTTATGACGACTTCAATCGCGCGAATGGCGCGGTCGGTTCGCCGTGGACTCAATTGGGCGCGAACGCAGGCATCGTCAGCAACTCGTGGTCGACAACACTCACCACCGACGGCTCTCGCGGCCTGCTCTGGGATACGAGCCTGACCGGGGGGAAAGTCCGTGTCGAAGCAACAGTCGGCGGCAATATCGGACCCGCCACCAACTCTGCATCGAGCCTGATCGTCTGCTCTAACGGCGCGGGAACCCAAGGCTTGTGCGCCAATATTTTTTCGGGTGCCGTCTACCTTTCCCGATTCTCTACCGCTATCAGTGGAACGCCGACAATGACCGACTTTCAGGCATTGACGAGCGGCGTATCTATTGCCTCTGGGGACAAGCTCGCATTCTGTGTCTACAACGGCATCATCTACCTCGAAAAAAACGGGGCACCGATCGTTTATTCGGGCAACGCTCACGGCACGGTTCCCGCCTCCAACACTTACGCCGGTCTCCGCGTCGGCCGTACCAGCGGCACGAATTCCAACAGCTGGAATGACGTGCGCATCTACTCAGGCATCTGACGCCTGCCAGGGGGTTCCTATGACGATCGGATTCGAACCGATCACAGAAACTCTTGTCCTGGTCGACGGACAGGATTTCGTTCACGACATTTTCCCGCCTGCGGGTGAGGAAATCCCGGCCGCGACAACCGCCGACCTCAAATTCTATGACCCTTCCGGTGATGTTTCAGCCACGTGGTCGGCGTCGGTTTCGTCTGCGGCTATCGCATGGAATGTGTCTTCGGCATTGGCCGACACTATCGCAATCCCCTCCAGCTTCCGCATTTACGTCCATTACTCGGATGGCGCGGATTTCTGCTGGTTTCAGGGCCAGGTCACTCGGCCTTAAGGAGCACAAACAATGGCAATTGCAACTGATGCAACCAGGCAGGTTTTGGCGGACGCCTACAAGGGCCTGAATGGCGGCTCGACGATTTATGTCAGCCTGCATACGGCGGATCCGGGCACTACCGGTACCAGCGAGGCGACTGGCGGTTCGTACGCACGCGTTCAGGGCACTTGGACGTCGGGCACCACGGGCACGCTGTCCATGGCTGAACTGACCTTCAACGCCGCGGCTGGCACCTACACCCACGTCGGCCTGTGGTCGTCTTCGTCTTCGGGCACGTTCCGTGACAAGTGCGCTCTGTCCCCGAACATCACGTTGAGTGCCACTGGCACGATCAAGGTGACCCCCAGCTTCACCCAGAGCTGATCATGGTCGCGCTCCCACAGCGGCAGTCCACGACTGCATCGCGTCCGGCGCGCACCACGGTCACGATCCCGCGACGGTTCCTGTACTCCCCGCCTCCGGTCGCTCACTGGTCCGGTGTGGGCACTCTCGCCGCGACAGCTGTGCCGCGAGCGCTCGCCCTGTTCACTGGTTCGGGTTCGGTTTCGGCTGCGGGTGGTGGCGTCGCTACTGCTGGCTTCACAGGCTCGGGTGAACTGTTCGCGTTCGTCGGCGATCCGCAAACGGGCGCGGCGTTCACGGGCGAGGGTGTGTTGTCGGCGACTGCGAAAGCGGTTGCTACAGCGGCATTCACTGGCTCAGGTAGCGCGTCTGCCTCCTCTGCGGGTGTCGGTTCCGCTGGGTTCTCCAGCGTCGGCACCGTTTCCGCGAGTGGTGCGGGTGCGGCTACGGCCGGGTTCACTGCTTCGGGTCTCGTTGCCGCGACTGGAGCGCCATCGGTCAGTGCAGCGTTCACCGGTAGCGGCACGCTGACAGCTTCGGGCGTCCAAGCCGCTACGGCGGCATTCACAAGCTCTGGGGCATTGTCGGCTACGGCTGTCGGTGTCGCTACGGCCGGATTCACGTCCAGCGGTACAGCATCGGCCACGGGTTCACCGCAAGCCAATGCAGGCTTCACGGGCGCTGGCACGTTGGCTGCGTTCACGAACTCGACTTCGGCCCCGTTCACGAACAACGGCAACCTTGCCGCGGTTGGTGCAGGCGGCGCGACGGGTCCGTTCACGAACTCGGGTGTCCTCGCTGCGGTCGGTTCGCCTCGCGTGACTCCAGGCTTCACGAGCACGGGCACGCTATCGGCTACAGCGGTCGCTATCGCCAACGCACCGTTCACGAGTGCAGGCACCCTCGCCGCTCCTGGTTCACCCCAAGCGGCTGCGGGATTCACCAACAACGGCAACCTCGCTGCTGCTGGTTCTCCTCGCGGTTTGGCCGGGTTCACGAACACGGGCGATCTGGCGGCTTCGGGCGCGGGTCGTGGCACGGCAGCGTTCACCGGTTCGGCAACGGTCTCCGCGACTGGTGCTGGCGCAGGCAACGCGGCGTTCACGGGTTCGGGTTCGCTCAGCGCGTCGGGCAGTTCGACGTCGTTGTCTGCGATGGGCATGGACAAGTCCGGGACGATGGCTATCGCGTCCGATCAGACGGCCACGGTTACGGGTTGGACAGCACGGTCGGGCTACAGCGCGACGGTCATCACCAGCAATGCGTTGATGCCCGATGGTGGCGGTTCGGTCACGGTGCAGTGCAAGCTCACCTTGTCCTCGGCGTGGTTCTCCGGCACGGCGCTTGTTGTTCGTGTGATGAAGAACGGCTCCCAGATCGCGTCGAGCACGATCCCGTTCAACTCGGCGAGTGTGACGTTCAGTCCGATCTCGGCGACGCTCACGAACGGCGATGCACTCACTGTGCAGTTCACGAGCCCGTTCGGTGCTTCGGGAACGATCAACGCTGGCAGCACGTCCACTTATCTCTACTACGACCTGGTCTGACCAGGCAGGCATCTCGGCCCCTCGACCTTCGGGTTGGGGGGCCGATTTCGTCGTCTCTAGGCGCGGACAGGAAGGGCGTTCCGACGGCGTTCGAACGCTCGCGGGGAAGGGGTAAGGGAAGGGGTTATCTCTCGTTACGTCGTACTTACGTTTTCTTAGATGACGCGCGCGCGAGTGCGCGAGTGTACATCCTGAACCAGAGTGTGTGATGTAAACTGATGGAATGACGACGAGCCTTCGCACTCCATCTCGTTACAGCGCCTACGAGCGACTTCGGATTGACGAGCCGATCGTGCGTGGCATCGAACAGCACCTGTACATCGTCGAACTCGTCGGCGTTGGAGTGAAAGTCGGAATCACCATCAATCCGAAAGCGCGGATTGCGACGCATCGTAGGGATGCGGCGGCGTACAAGCGCGAGGTTGGTCGACTGTATATTTCGATCCCCCATATCGAGGCGAGGGAGAATGAGCGCCGCTTGATCGCGTTGGGGGATGGTCGACGCGAGTACATGGATGTCGACTATGAACGGGCGCTGGACCTCGCGGGCCAGCTGCCGCGCACTCGCGCGACTCGTCAGCAGTCCGAATTGCTGAAGCCTGTCGAGCAGCCTGAATCGCAGTGGGAGTATTCGATCGAGGCTGCGGCGCAAGAGTTGCAGGGGGTGGGTTACATGACTGGCAGGAAGCGTTTGACGAAGCTCATGTGGTCTCTGGGCTGGCTGCGGCGGGCGCGGCAGGGAGGCGTTCGACCGACTCGGGATGCGATCCGGGATGGGTTTCTGATCTATGCGCCTGCGGATGATTCGAGCCCGTTTGAGGTTTGGGTGACAGAGTCCGGGTTGGCTCATTTGGCGGCGCTGTTCGAGCGAGCGGCGGCGTAGTCGTGCCGTTGATTGTGTTTGAATCCTGAACTTGAGTGCATGCGATAGACTGAATGCATGAAGAATCCCGATCGTATGTCGTCGAGTTGGGCGCGGGCCATCTTGAGCGGGTTGCAGCGTCTCCCGCACGTCTATCAGGGCACGGTGCCTGCTGATGTGGTGCAGGCGCGGCGTGTGAAGGGTCGTGCGGCCCGCAAGGCGCGACGGGAGCAGCGGCGGTGAGCGACTACATCCGCTTCATCGAAACCTGCGATCACGAGGGCGAGCGTTGGGCGTTCTGGCTCCAACGCGACGGCAACGAAGCAGCCCTCAACGAACTCGTCGAGATCATCAGTGCCGCCGAGGATGCGGCGACCGTAGCCGAGGGCTACTGGGAGCCTGCATATCAACTTCTCGGCGATATCGAACCCGAGGCAGTTGTCGACAAGCTGGTCGAGTACGCCGAGTCCGGTTACATGGATGACGTCAACAAGGTTGACGGGCGACTCGATGTGACCGGGTTGCGTAATCGGGACTGGGAGTCCGTCTTCGACCTGCTCTACAAGGGCGGCATCAAAGCGTTCTTCGAGGTGGCGGAATGAGCTACCACTCTGGCCGTCACTGGCCGCCGACGACAACGATCGAGGATGAGTGCCCGTGTCCGCAGGAGGCATGCGGGTTGGTGGACCTTCAGCGTGCCGTCCCAGAATGCGAACACCATCCACTCAATCGGTGCAAGTCGATGCGGCAAGGTCATCGCGCGCAGGACTGCCCGGGGGAGCGTGCAGCATGACCGACTTCAACTTCACTCCACCCGAGCTGGATTCGATGCGTGCAGCAGTCGCGATCTTGCGTGCAGCCGACCGCGAGAACGTCACCGCTATCGAACTGCTCGTCAACGGCGGGGACGCGCTGGAAATCGTGCAGTCCCTCGCCGCACTCACGCTCTCGATCACGAAGTTCATCGGCATGGACGTGCAGGACTTCACGGCGTTCGTCGCCAAGGACATCACCCGCATGGAAAGCGAGCGCGCCGCATGACGTATGAGTGGCATGTGTTCCGCGAGTACGGCGTCCGTTACTGGCTGGCGTGGCATCTGGTCCGCATCGCGCATCGAGTGAAGGACACGACGTTCCATCAGGTGATCCGCATCGCGGATGGGTCTGCGGTCATGATCGAGGCGGATACGTGGGGTGCGGGTGTGACTTCCGCTTACGGCGTGTGCACAGACGTGCAGGACGCGGATGGCTGGCCTGAACTGCGCGACTTCGATGACTTCGATGAAGCCCTCGACTGGATGCACGAGGGTCACAATGTCTGATCGCATCTCCGACGCCCAACTGACCGAGTGGGTTGAGCGGTCCAGCTACCCGGATGCTGACGATGCTCACGCGATGGTGGATGAGCTGGTGTATCTGCGGGTGCTGCTCGCCGACTTCATTGATCCCGATCCGTGCTGGTTCGACCATCACGGCGGTTGTCAGGCGCACGGCTATCTGACGTTGGAACCAGGCGAGATGTGCCCGCAGGCTGAGGCTCGGCGCTACCTGGATGAGGTGAAAGACCATGGCTGAACACGAAGCCCTCACCCGCCTGCTGTCCGCGCATCAACCGAGGGGTCGCATCTGCATCGGCTGCACCGGCTGCCCTGATGTCGAGTTCATGACCAGCGTTGACCACGCCGAGCATGTGGCCGAGTTGATCACCGCGGAGTTCATCGTCACCCCGAAGTCGGCAAAGAATGCGCGCGAAGCGCAGACGGGATTCTGAAATGAAGTCACTCGAAAACGGCAAACTGCTGTCCTGGGCAACCGAGATCGACGAAGCCACGATTAAGCAGGCAACCGCCCTGACCAGGCTCCCGTTCGTGCATCCGCACGTAGCATTGATGCCCGACGCCCATGCAGGCAAAGGTTCTAGCGTCGGCACAGTGATTCCGACCGTCGGCGCGGTCATCCCCGCTGCGGTCGGCGTCGACATCGGGTGCGGGATGGTGGCCGTCGAAACGGATATTCGCGACACCGATCTCTTGGGCAAAGATCTCTCGACACTCCGGGAGCGCATCGAACAGGCCATCCCGCTGTCGCCAGGCAACTACAACTCCAGGATCAACCGCGATTCGGCGCAGGAAAGCATCGACAAGCTTGAGCGAATCGCAGCCATCAACTCGGTGGATCTCTCGCACTCGCCGAAGTGGCGCGAACAGTTGGGCTCGCTCGGCGGCGGTAACCACTTCATCGAACTCTGCGTGGACAAAGCAGGCTGGGTGTGGCTGTTCTTGCACTCCGGGTCGCGCGGCGTCGGCAACAAGATCGCTCAGAAGCACATCAAGATCGCGCAGTCGTGGTGCGCTGAGAACGGCATCGAACTGGAAGACAGAGACCACGCCTACCTGTCCGATGCGACATACGAGTTCCAGGACTACATGTCAGAGCTTCGATGGGCGCAGAAGTTCGCCAGGCTGAACCGAGACGAGATGATGGATCGGTTCATGGACGTGTTCGAAGACTGGCTCGGCTGGGCAGTGGTCGCATGCAATCGGATCAATACACACCACAACTACACCGAGCAGGTCGATTTCGACAAGACGTCGGTCTGGCTGACGCGCAAGGGCGCAATCGATGCCTCCCTGGGCGTTTGGGGGCTCATCCCCGGTTCAATGGGTACCGGGTCGTATGTGGTTCAGGGTAAGGGCAATTCGCAGGCGCTGTACTCGGCCCCGCACGGCGCTGGGCGTCGATTCTCTCGCACGCAGGCTCGAAAGACCTTTACCGCCGAAGATCTCGCGGCGCGCATGACCGGTATCGAGTACCGTCACGGCGAAGAGTGGATTGACGAGATCCCGGACGCATACAAGCCGATCACGGAAGTGATGGAAGCGTCAGCCGACCTGGTTGAGGTCAAGCATGAGCTTCGTCAGATCTTGAACGTGAAGGGTACCTGAAGCTACGGAACCGCCCGAACGCCGGATGCCCGACCAGGATTCGTCCCGGTCGGGCATCGTGCTCACTGAGGCGGCACGCGTACCGCGTCGGACCACACTGTTCCATTCCACCAACGCTGGCTACCTGAACCGTGTGGATCCATGTACCAGCCTGGGGGAGGAGCGACACCCGCAGTCGCCATCGTCGGCGCGGATGTCCTGCGCACCAGATAGAACAGCAGCCACCCGAACGCGATGACCACACCGACCGGGATCGCCAACGCCACCAGAAAGACCGGTCCAGCACCCGCCATGTCGAAGCCCAGAACGTTCATGCCCACATAGATCAGGATGTACAGGACCACAGAAGCGCCAGCGCAGACGACCGCTTGAAGCCATGCGGGTGTAGGGCCAGCAGGCGGTTTGACCTGACCCTGCGGCGACTGCATCACCGCAAAGCGACCTTCGCCCCGCCAGAGAACATCGAATCGTGTAGCTCCAACGTCGTTGGCACCGTCCCCGCGGGCACATCGAACACCAGAGCAACCTGGATCTTGAAGCCCGGATTCAAATCCGACTCCCAATCCTCAGAACCCAACGCCCGCACAGCCGAAGAGTCATTCGCGAACTCACGGCCCTGCTCATCAATCAACGTCTGATTGCTATCGAAATAGGATTGCGGCTTGTTGCCCGTGTTGGTGATGTCCATGCGGATCACGATGAACTCACCCTTTGCGGTCACCGCCCGATAGCCGGATCCGAGCGCCGTAACAGGCGTTTCGACCGAGGTGACCTGGAACTCGAACTTGCCGTCACGCACCGCCGAACCAGGGGCTGCAACATTCTTGCCACGCGACGGCGCCTGACTGGTCGGGGCGGCAGGTGCGGGCGCTTGCGGCGCACCCGGGGCGGCGACAGCCGCGATGGACGTCAGTGTCGTCGTCGATGCCGCATCTTTGGGATCGGAGTTGCTGGCAAGCCCCGCGATGCCCAAGCAGCCACCGCACAGCAGGATCGGCACACCGATGATGATGAACGGCCAAACGGGCGTCTTTTTCTTCGGGGGACGCGGCGGATACTGGCCCGCCATCGGTTGACCGTAGGGCGGCGGCTGAACCGGGTAACCAGGCTGTGTCCCGTAAGGCTGTTGAGGCCCGTTAGGTGGTGGTTGCTGCGGCGGATAGGTCACGGATTCCCCTGCTGTGTTCGAGTTGATGTCATCAACCAATCGGTGTGGTCGATGACACGTTACGGATGCCCACTATTGGGTATTGGGCGGTCAGCGTAACCGTTCGTCGGGGTACTCGGCGCGGCCCGCCGCGATAAACGCTTTCCGGCCCGCCCACATCCGCTCGAACACCGGGCCTGCTGTAGGTTCGCCCGCGTTGTTCCATGCCGTCAACGCGGCCCTCCACTCATTGAGCGCGAGACGATACGAGTCCCTGTGTGGATGGATACGGATCACCTTCGCCGCGGTCACGTCGACACCCGCTCCAACGCGCGGATCTCATCCAGGAACTCAGTCGCCCGACGCTTGCGGGGACACTCGTCGATGTCGCACGCATCGTGGATCCGCAGAATCCCTTCCGCGCGCCTCTGATACAGCGGCACAATGTTCGAGACTTCACAGTTGTCGTTGATGATCATGATGTCCTGCTCGCATCGGGTTGGATCTTGCCCGCAGCCACGAGCGTGTTGAACGCGGCACCTTTCCGGGCGCATTCGTCACGTCGACATCCCTTGTGCCGCTGCATCGCCTGATGGGCTTCGGGGATGGTGAGTTTCTGTTCGGGTGCTTCGTGCGGCCACTGCTCAGGCCAGTACACGGTGTCGAACTGTTCTTCGTCTCCGACGACGCGGATACCCCAACTGTTCATAGCTCGCCTCGAAATCGGTTCGCGGGCATGATGACCCCCTGATCGGCGTTGTGGGGTGCCCGGCCCCCTGGCCCAATCGCTGTGGAACGGCAGGGCCAGGGGTGGGAGCGGGATGAGGATTGCAGAGGCTCCCTGCCGGACACGCTTCAAGTACACCTCATTTCGGGCATACTGGAATCTCCAACGCGGATGTTCGAGTTAATCGGCTGGACGTCCAATGCGGGGCATTCCACTACGGATGCAACCAGATAGCGAGGCTAACGATCATGGCTGGTTCGACCCTCCCGCGACGCGCGATGGGACGCCTCCTTGGCAAGCTGCGCGCCAAGGCCAAAAAGAGTCAACTAGCAGCAGGCTTAGCGATCGAAATGTCACCCCAGTCGATCGGGCGACTAGAGGACGGCCAACCATGCCGAGTCAGCAGCCCTCAAATGGAAGTGCTGCTCGACCTGTACGAAGCCACGGACGACGACCGCGAGACAGTGCGAGCGTTGATGCAGGAAGTCAAAGCCGCGAAAGGTGACCCGGCCGGCGGTTGGTGGCGCACCTACTCCGACGTCGTGTCATCACACTTCGACCACTTCATGAGCCTAGAGCAGGCTTGCGACCGATTACTGACATTCCAACTGACCTTGCTGCCCGGCCTGTTGCAGACGTCGGACTATCGACGTTGGATCGCCACGACAACCGATCCAGGAATGTCCGCGGTCGATGTGGAACGGCGCCTGGAGTTGATCGCTCGACGTCAACGCAGACTGGCCGAGGATCCCGATTTCACCTTGGAGGTGCTGTTGGGGGAGTCGGCGTTACGTCATCAGGTCGGCGGTCGCGAGGTGATGGCGCGCCAGTTGCTGCATTTGGCCGATGTGGGTGACCTGCCGAATGTTTCGATCCGAGTGATCCCGTACGGTGCAGGCGGTCATCCGGGGCTGGTGGTGCAGTCGTTCACTCTGTTCGAGTTCCCTCCGCTGCAATCGTCTCGAATGCTTGAGCCTCCCGTGGTGTTCGTGGAGGGCTTCACGGGCGCGTTGTTCCTGGAAGAGGACAGTGTGATCGATCGCCATCGGGAAGCTGCGGATGATTTGCACCAGGTAGCGTTGGATTCGGATGACACCAGGAGACTGGTGAAAGAGATTGCAGAGGAGTATGCATCGTGACCAGGGAGTATTCCGGCGCGAAGTGGTTCAAGAGTAGCCACAGCCAGGCTGGCGGGGATTGTGTCGAGGTTGCCTTCTTGGATGAAGGCGGCATCGGTGTCCGCGACAGCAAGAATCCGACCGGTCCAGCGTTGGCGTTCACGCCTGGCGAGTGGGCCGCATTCACTGCGGGTGTGCGAGACGGCGAGTTCGACCGCGCCTGACTGATCGACCTGAACCGCCCCGGTCCTGTGGAGACCGGGGCGGTTTTGTGTTTCCGGGCGAGCGCGGGAGGTTGTGAGTATGTGCCGTGAACTGTAGGCTAGGAAACAAACTGGAAGCGTGAAGGCAACGGGTGGCGACCGATCCGGCCCTGGACTTTCACATATCCGTTACCGGAGGCTCCCCATGACCACAACCAACCAGTGGCTCACCCGCCGCGAAGTCGCGACACTCACCGGATTCTCCCCCAAAACCTTGGAGAACTGGGCTGCCATGAAACCACGCAAAGGCCCCAAATGCTTCAGGGTCGCCGGACGCGTCAGGTACTCGCTCGACGACGTCACCGCATGGCAGCAACGACAGACCGTCACGGCGGCGTGACCCACACCCCCTGGAGGCTGTCATGGCGCAAGAAGCATTGGAAGCAGGCGGATGGCCGCCCAAACACAAACTGATCCCCGAGAAAGGCGCTGACGGGGTTTGGCGACTGACCAAGGTTCGCCACCGCACCTACGGCGGACGTTACGTGCGCACGAGCGGCGCGGGCGCCACAAGGAAAGAGTGCCTGTCCGATTGGGAGAAACGGTTCGAGGTGAACCGTCAGAAAGGCTCCGCGCACAGCAGTTCCACCAAACGCCGCGAGTTCGAACCAGCCGACAAGATGGCGGTCGTGTTCGACGCCTTCATCGCCGCACAGGAACGCAAATGTGAGGCAGGCAAGATCACGCGCCAAACGCTGGTGTCGTATCGGCAGTCGATCTACCCCGTCGAGAACGGTGGTAGCCCGGACTCGATCAAGCTCATGCGCGAACTGGGCGACCTGACGATCGCCGAGGTCGGCAAGCCGAAGTTCCTGGCCGACTACCTGGAAGACATCGCCGACGCCTCACCCGGGTATGCGGCCCGCCACCACCTGATCCTGACCGTGGTGTTCAAAATGCTCACCCTCGCAGGATTGTTCGACTTCTCCCCGATGGCGCCTGTTCCTCAGCCTGGTATTCGGGGTGGTTCGCAGCGGGCGTTGACCGCGGATGAGCGGGACGCCCTGTATGACGTGTTGTTGGCGGCGTCACCGCGCACGAAGTATCTGCGCCCGTTGACGTTGACGTTGCTGGGCACGGGGGTCCGTCCGGGGGAGGCGCTGGCCCTGCGGTGGATGGACGTCGATGGTTTGGATGATCCCGAGGTGGATCGGGCGACGGCGTATGTGTGCGGAACTTTGGTGTCGCGCGGCGGGGTGACGTTTCGGCAGCCGAGGCGCAAGTGCGGCAACTCCTACTACCTGACTTTGCCGCGTTGGCTGACGACGGTGCTGCGGGCATGGAAGGCGGATGTGAAGCCATCGTCGGTGGAGCGTCCGATGTTCGAGTCGTTGCGGGGCGGGTTGTTGTCGCCGCGGACTGCTGAGAGCACGTTGAAGCGTGCGCGGACGGGTTCGGCGTTGGAGTGGGTGAAGTTCGGCAATCTCCGAGACACCGTGGCTACTCATGTGACTGGGGTGTCGGGTGATCCGAAGCATGCTAGTGCTCAGTTGGGGCATTCGGAGGGGGCGTCGTTGGCGATGCGTCATTACATCGATTCCGCTGGTTACAAGCATCCTGCGGTCGATAACGCGGACGCGTTGGAGCTGTTGGCGCCGAGCAAAGTTACACCAAAGTAGGAATCCAGGGGTTTTCGCTGAGACCCGCACCTATGCCTACCTGCGCGAATACCTATATTCTGCGCATATGAAGGTACGTATCCGTGGGGGGTTACTGTGACCTGCGGTTATAGTGATTTTTAGGCCGTTTGACCTGCGGTTTTCCCGGATCGAACCTCCCGCGACTTCCCGCTGTCCCACTGCGTAATCCCGCTGTTTTGCGCTCAAAGTGACACTCAAAGTGACACTTTTGCCCCCGGAAACCCCCTCGGTTTCCGGGGGCTTTCTCGTCTCCTGAGGCACCGTCGGCGGACCCGATTTCAGCCCGGATCGCGACGACTGATCGCCCCTGTCCGAGCCGCCCGTTGCATCCACCCCTCAGCGTGTCGAATCCGAGACGCGCCGACGACTTTTCAACCCCCGCGAACTCTCGGCAACCACAACTACCCATTCATTGAAATTATGGCATGAACTGGAGTTGATGCTATAGACTGAGCAGATTCACTCCGACCGTGAGGATTCCCCAATGCCTGATAGCGCAGCCCTGTTTCAGCTCATCCGAGGCGGCATCTACCGCAACCCTCTGGGCGCCGAGCTGACCGCCCTCATGCCAGCGCGGGATTGGGACACCACTCGCCTCGGACCGATCGACCTCCAGCCAGTATTTGGCGACATCTGGATCGTTGAGGCCGCAGGCGGCATCTTCGGCGGTGCGCGCCACCTCGCCACGGCAGATGGCCTCTCCGCTTACGGTTACCAGCTGGTTCCGGGCGCGACGGAGTTCAGCGATGTCTGACCCCTCCGAACTCCTCGCCGCCGCTATGGCGAAGTCGACCGACCGCCAAGCCCTCGAATACGGGGGAGCTGACTGGCGAACCACTGCCGTCGACGTCCTGGCCGAGGGCTGGCGTCCACCGCCGCGCGTCATCACCGACCCCGCCGAAATGGATGCCATGGGGAACCGCGCGGTCGTGCGTGACGACACCGGTTTGACGTTCGCTCACGAATCGGGCAGTTGGTGTGTGGCGGGACCGATTCGCGGAACCCACTCCAGCGCCGAGGTGCTGGACATTTCCGATGGCAAAGTGACCGTTCTGTGGGAGCCCGCCGATGCCTGACCGCCTCACTGACGAACGCCTGCACGCGCTCCGCGACGACGAGGCCATCTGCACCAACGCGGGGGAGCGGTCGATGGCCGCCGAATTGATCGAGGCCCGTGCCTGGATCTCGGCGGACAAGCTGACGTTGGATCGCGTGGCCGACGAACTCGGATGCAGCCGTCCGCAACTCGATCTCTGGTTCGCCCGCAACCTCATCGCCTCTCTGGAGGCGGATCGGAACGTGGTTGTCGGCCAGTTGCGAACCTCTCGCGAGATCGCCGCTGGGCTTCGACTGCTCGTCGCCAACGGTGAGCAGGAGATCGCAGCCTTGTACACCCGCGTCGCCAAGCTCGAAGGGGAGTTGCGCGAGGAAGGCAACCGCGCTGGCTATTTGGCGGACTTGTTGCGCGCAGCCTGCGTGGAGGGCGCGGACGCTCGCGCCCGCGTCCATGAACTCGGGAGGCAACTCGACCGCGTAACCGACCTGTTCGAGAAGTGGGCGGCCGAGGAGAACGAGCATCGCAAGGCGGGTGAGTTCGGTATCGCCGAAGGATTGCATGTCGCGATCGAGGAACTGCGGGCGGCAGTTCACGGCAAGGAGGATGACCGCTGATGGGGCACACGATCATCAAACCGATCCGTGACGAGGACTTCTATGTCGTCTACTCGTCCGTCGTGGACGCGCCGATCCGGTGCGGCACCCGCGCGGAACTGGAAGCCACCTACGAGCACGCCGCAGCGGACCGGTTCGCCCGCGCCGACGAGCACGGTACATCCTCGAAACTCGGCTGGGACGGATGGGATCAGCAGACCATCACGGTGCGTGAAGGCTTCCGGCCCGGTGCGTGGCCGCCGAATGCCTGTTGGGCGAAAGTCGCCCGCGTGGACCTTCGCCAGCTCTGCGAATCCGTTGATGCCGACGGCTACTGGAACCCACCCGAAGGGCTTATCACCTGGGAACACTTCGACGAGGAGGCCGACCGATGAATGACGACTACTACCGCGACGGCATCCTGAGGCGGACTGAATTCCGGGGCAACGCCTTCGCGATCGACCCTGACGATTGCGGCTGCACCGACTGCATCACCGGGGAGGCATTCCACCCCTCCGACTCCCGGTTGTGCACCGCGATCCAGCAGGGCAGGACGCTCATCAACCGCACCGGGCATGAAGTGATCCTGCCCAACGGATACCGCCTCGATTACGGCCAGTCGTGGCATCCAAGGGCGCGGAATCACTGCCCCGGGTGCATTTGCGGCGAGAGGGAGTGGTGAGCAGCGATGAGTGAACTCCTGGGCACCGATTCGCGTCAGTGGCGGCATCTCTCGAACGACACCACTTGGCCCGCCCTCGAACACGACGACGACATCGACTCCGTGGAATGGCGGCTGCGACACGCCCCCGACTACCTGACGCCGCAAGACCTCGCGTTCGCGGCCTCAGTCATGTCCGCCTACGAACACCTCATCTACCACGCCGATCGGGCGACAGTCGCTCTCGTGCGACGCGAACTGCGGGAAGGGCTGAAGGAACGTCATGGATGACGACGAGCACCTTGAGCGCGCCATGCGGATGTACGAACAGGCTGCCATCGCCGACATTCGACGCGAGACGGACGCGATGGAAGATGGGCTCGCCGCGATCAGCGTTCCCGGTGCAGACGGAACGCCGATGCCGTCCACCTGCCACCCCTGCTACGCGAAGCAACGCCAGTTCATCACCGACTGGCTGGAGCGTCGCCCAGGCGCACCGAGCGGCCCATACCTGCTCCTCCCGAAGCCGATTCGGCCAAGGAGGTACGAGCACTTCGCCGCAGACGTGTCCCCGACTACCCCAATGCTCGAAACGCTGGAATTGCAGCGCCGAACCGCTTGCGCCCCCGCGCCATACGTCGGCAGTCCATACTCTCTCACCTGGCAATGCGGCGTCGACAAGCTCGGTCGCGCCGTAGCTGGTGAGATCACCTACGAATTCCTCTACCCGGGCCTCTGAGCTTTGCTGTCTCGCCATCGCTTCCGCCACGTCTTCACCAGCCCGCGAATCCCCGCGACCGACGTGGCGACAAGGATCGGCACCGAAAACGCCGCCAACTGCGTGTCATACCGGTCGATCACCGACTCCGACGACTCAGCGAGCAGCACAACGGTCACCACAGCCGACGCCAACGCAGCCAGAGCCGTCACCCACACCGTCACCATCGGCAACACACGCTTATGCCTCGTCGAATACAGCAACACGGCGCCCACCGACAACGCGATCAACGCCGTCAACCCTTGATACACAGTGCTGCCCGGTAACGGCCTTGCACCGAAACCCGAAGCAACCACTTCCGCGGCCACGATCGCCAAGCAGTACACAACCCAGATCCGCACATGCAGCCGGTTCTTCCGCCACCGCAGGCACAGCACCCCGAACACGCAGCACGCGAAACCGCCGATCACCGCATGTAGCAGATCCGAGATGTTGGCGGGTGTCACTGGAGTTTCATCCAACCAGTCCGCCCAAGTCGGCACCTGAACCGCGTAAGTGCCTGCTACAGCGAACAGGGCCACGGTCATAAGTTTCCGGCCGGTAACGTCCACCTTGTCCGGGCATTCAGTAGGCAGCCGCCGCCAGATAGTGAGCCGTGCGACTGCTACGACCGCCGCGAGGATGACGAGGTACCACATAACGGGAGGTTACCGCCGTAACAGGATTGTTAACCCTCGGTTGCCCAAACTTGTACTATTCGCCGCCGAGTGCAGACATCCACGAATCCCCACCAGGGTCTTTGTGGTCGGTCATAAAGTCAGACGAAGCAGCAAGGCCCTCGGCCTCGGCAAGGATCTTCGACAAATCGGTACCCAGCACGGCCGCGACCGCCAACTGATCCTCCAGTTTCCAGTCGCTCCCGGTCTGCTCCCGCTTGCGATAAGAACTCTTGGACATGCCGAGCTTTTCCCACATGGTCTGTTGGGTCATCCCCGCCTCTCGCCGTCGCTGTGCGACCACACGCCCGAAGGCACGTTGCAGTCTTTCTTGGTGCCGTTCCACGGCCTCACCCTAACGCGTGTGGCCGCGCGAAATGCGTTAGCGAAACGTTGCGCAAACACGCGGCGATCAAACCTTGCGGTACCGTCGTCACCGGTACTAGTCTTACATCCAATCGGATATAACAGGATTGATACCCAAAATATTCGTGTCAACACGCCCACCGTCGGGGGAGGGCAGGCTGACCCTATGGGGATCCCTTTGATGAGGTAGAAGCCTAGACGCAACCAAACGGATGCTCGAAGACCCCGAAACCGGGTCTACGCACCCTCGGCGGCAACCAGAACGAGACCCAGCCGCCAGATCGCCCAGCCGCGCGGCACCCGACGCGCCCCGGGCGAATCTTCCGTTACACCTTGTTATCCCGCCCTCACGGGCGGCACTCGCGCACCCAAGGACGACCCAATGACGTACTCGCCCGACCGCCCACCAGAACCACACCCCGACTACGCCGAATACGTGCTCGCCGACACCGAACCCAACATCCTCGTGGACCTCGCAGTCCTCGGCGTCGTAGAACGAACCCCCATCGACTGCATGTGCTGGTGGGTCGACGACCAAAAGAAGCTGTGGAAGCAAATCGGACAAGTCGCCGTCAACATCGACACCGGAGTCATCGAATTGTGGCCCGCCGACGGCCCATACATGTACCCCAGCGATCACGGGCGACTCCGCGACGCCGGATTGAAAGCCTTCATGGATCCGCCCAGCCTCGACACACACTGGTCGCGGGTAGTTCGCGAAACCCCTCAAGGCCCGGTCGGGTTCTGGGAAACCATGATCGCAGTGCAGGCAGACGCAAAAAGCCTCCCGGTAAGGATCATCCGGGCGGCTCATGGGTTCGCGCAACGGCAAGAGATCGCGTTCTCACGCCGATATGTCAAAACAGCAGACGGACAAAACACCGTCGCATAGCAGGGGATTCACCAGGGGGTGGGCTCCACTATCGAGAGCCCACCAGAGGCTCAGCCTTTGGAACGCGCAGTACGACGCGCAGGCTTCACATCTTCCTCGACACGCCTCAAAGCGCTACGACTGTCCTCGCCAGCTTCTATTCGCTGCAATGCGGGACCGGGACCGGGACCTAACCGTCTCCGTACAAGCTCGACGACTTGATCGTTTGTGAGCACCCCCGCAAGGATCTCGACATCGGTCGTCGGCAGCGGATCAGCCGTGATCCCCAGCTCCTCTTTGGTCACATAGCCTGCCCGCACGATCACTTCGGAGATCGGCCGACGGAAGGTTTCCGCGACCTTGCGCACGATCGGCATCCGCGGCTGTTTGCCTTCGTCTTTCCAGGAGACCGGGGTTGTGGATGCGACGCCCAGGCGGCCGGCGAGGGCGTTGAAGCTGGGGATGCCTTCGATGTCCATGAGTTTCTGGATGTAGGGCCACCAGTCGGGGGCATTCGATTCGGTTGTGGCGGCAGCTTTGGCAGTCACGGTGGCACCCTTCACAGGTTTACCCATTGGCATGGAGTAGATGGTCGGTGCAACTGATGTTACGACAGCGTAGGGCGACATCGAAAGGGTGTGTCGCGAACCAATCGGCGGACACATGGTCCGCCTCCTAATCAAACCGCTGGTCATGCTTGGTTTGAGGGCATCCTAAATTCTTTGTCACACCACGAACTAACCGGTTTGTGCCCGCAATTCAGGTTACAGACTAGACTGAATGCTGTACGATAAACTGAGACCGCGAAACCGCAGGTCAACCATCCCTAGACATCAGAAAGGCCCGCCCCGACTGGCATCGGGACGGGCCACACACCCCACGACCCCTGGAAGGACCACGTGGAATGTCTGAACCCAATCGTAGTCATAAAGCTGTGAGCAGCCTGTGGCACATCGCCCGAGCACACCTCACCGTCGGCTTGAGCGTCGTCGGACTAATCGCCCTCGAAGCGCTCATCATCCTCAACCTCATGCCAGCGATCTGGAGCATGCCGTGACGCCGCTCGAAGGTCACCAGCTTGCCGAAACGCTGGAGCCGGGCAGCCCTATCTGGTGGTCAAAGATGTCGGCCTCGAAGGTGGCCGCAGCAATCGGCCTGTCCCCGTGGGAATCCCGATTCTCCCTGTGGCACAAGATGGCTGGCAGCCTCGACAGCCCGCCCATGACGCCCGAACAAGCTCGCGGCCACTACCTCGAACCTGCCATTCATGCCTGGTTCTCCGACCAGCATCCCGAATGGGACGTCACGAAAACAGGCACCTGGCAGCACAACGAACGTGACTGGCAGATCGCCTCACCCGACGGCCTCATATGGGTGCCCACCGAAGACGGTGGACGCGAACTTCGCATCGGCGAATGGAAGACCGACGCCCACCCCGACGGCGGCGAAGACCCCGAATGGGGAGAAGAAGGCACCGACCGAATCCCCGCAGGCTACCGAGCCCAAGTCATGTGGACCATGGACACGATCGGCGCCCGAACCGCCCACATCGCCTGCCTCGGCGCGTTCCTCAACTTCCGGCAATACGTCGTCCACTACGACGCCGACGAAGCCGCCGACATCCGTACCCGCGTCACCGCATTCAGGGACACCCTGCCCGACGGCAAGAACCCGCAACGCCCAGACATCGACGCCCACACCGCCACCTACGAAGCGGTACGCGCCCTCAACCCGTTCATCGTCGACGACCGCATCGAACTCGACGCCGAAACCGCCATCCGCTACCTCGCCGCCCTCGACGCCGAAAAGGCCGCGAAGGACGAAAAGCGTATGGCTACTGCGCTCGTCGCCGACGAGATGGGCGACCTGAAATACGGAACCTATCTCGGCGTGAAAATCGCCCGCCGCGAACAGAAATCAGGCGGCACCCCCTACGTGAAAACCACCGGGCATCGCCCCAGCATCCAGGAGGCACAAGCAGCATGAGCACCCCCACCACGTCCCAGGCCATCGCCAAACAGGACAACACGCCCGGCGCGATGATCAAGACCTACCAATCCGACTTCTCCCAGGTCATGCCGCAACACATCCGCCCCGACACCTGGATCCGCATCGCGCAAGGCGCATTGAAGAAAGGGCGCAAACAGGGCGGACGCTACGAACTGGAGATCGCGGCGGCGAACAACCCCGGAGTCTTCCTCGCCACCCTGCTCGATGCCGCACGACTCGGTCTCGAACCAGGCACCTCGGAATACTATCTGACCGCCCGAAAGGTCAAAGGGCAGCTCGAAATCCTCGGCATCCCCGGCTATCTCGGACTCGTCAAACTCATCTACAACGCGGGCGCCGTCTCCTCCGTCGTCGCCGAATGCGTGTACTCCAACGACCTGTTCTCCTACCATCCCGGCCGCGACGACATCCCCAACCATGAGATCGACTGGGACGCCGAAGACCGCGGCAACCTGCGCCTCGTCTACGCCTACGCGCGCATGAAAGACGGCGCCATCTCCAAAGTGGTGGTGCTGTCCAAGCACGACATCAAACGGATCAAGGAATCGTCGCAGGGCGCGCACTCGGAGTACTCGCCGTGGCAGAAACATGAGGCCGCCATGTGGCTCAAATCGGCGGTGCGGCAGCTCGCCAAATGGGTGCCCACCTCGACCGAGATCCGCAACGACGCGAAACAGGTCGAGTCCGCGCGCGCTGACGCCCCGGACACGTTCACGGCGCCCGCCTTGGATGCTGTCGATCCGGTCATCGAAGGCGAACTCGTCGACGACGGCGTATCCGATGCGCCCGACGCCTACTACGCCGAGACCGACGGCGGCATGTTCCCGCCCGAGGACCAGCAGTGAAGTCGGTCGACCTGGACCCGCAATCCACGCCTTTCGAGGCGTGGATTGTGTTCCCCCAGGCTGGCGAACACGAGGGCGAAGGCGGCGACTGCTATGCGGTTTCTTATTTCGACAACGAACTCGAAGCCCTCCGATGTGCGAATCGCCGCGACGGATTCCGCGCGGTTCTCATCAAATCGGGTCAAACCATCCTCGAAGCAGTGGAGAAGCAGACGTGACCAGTTGGACCGATCAGCCGCTCGCAGCGTTCGACCTCGAAACCTCGGGCGTGGACATCTTCTCGGACCGCATCGTCACCGCGTGCGTCGTCCGCATCGATGGTGGTGAGGTTCAGCCGCGCAACTGGATCGCGGACCCCGGTATCCCGATCCCTGCCGAAGCGACGGCAGTGCACGGAATCAGCACCGAGTACGCGCAGAAACATGGGCGCCCGCACTCGGATGTGGTGTCGGAAGTAGTGGCCGAACTGTATGCCTGCTGGAACGAAGGTCGCGGAATCGCCGTGTTTAACGGCTGTTTCGACTTCTCCATGTTGGCGACCCATGTCCCCGATTTCGATGCGCGTGGCCTGATCGTCGACGCGCATGTGCTGGACAAACAGGTCGATCGCTACCGCAAAGGCTCCCGCAAGTTGTCCGCGGTCATGATCCAGTACGGGATGCGCCTGGACGACGCGCATGATGCCGAAGCTGATGCACTCGCCGCGGCTCGTCTGGCATGGAAACTGCCGCGCGTCTATCCCGCCCTCGCCGCGCTCACTACATCAGAACTGATGCAGTCCCAAGCCGCCTGGTACCGCGAACAAGCCGAGTCCTTCCGCGACTATCTGCGCCGCCAAGGCAAACCACACGACGACGTCTCAACCGACTGGCCCATCCGCAGGGCGAGCGAAAGTGAAGCAGCATGACCACCTCGAAAAGTTGGCTCGCCCAAATGTACGAAGACGCGGGCTACCACAACGCCGACGCCACCCGAGCGCACCTCAAAACGTTCACCGACGCCGGCATCAACCTCAACCAAGTCGCCCGCGCCGCAAACGTCCCCTCCGCGATCGTCTACCGCATCGCCCGCGGCTACAGCAAAGTCCTTCGCCCCGACTGGGCCGCGATCCTCGCCGACCTCACCATCGAACAAGTCCGCGAACACAAGCGAGACGCCACACCGATCACTGTCAACTGGAACGCCCGCCGCTTCGAACAAACCGGCTACCACGACGCCGCAACCACCCGCGCCATCCTCAACACCCTCGCCGACGGCGGATGCACCATGTACCGGCTGTCCAAAATCACGGGCATCCACGACACCTGGCTCGGCGACATCAAACGCGGCAAAGCGAAATACGTGCACCCCGACGACGCCAAAACCATCGCCGCAATCGACGTCGAAGACCTCCTCGACCTCATCGCAGGCGAAAACTATGTCGACCCCGTGATGCTCGAACGCATCATCCGCGGACAGCATCGCGGCAAGATCAGCACCGCCGAACGGAAAGCGGTCCTCAACTACGCGGTCGAACACAACTGGACCCGAACCGATTTGGCGCCCATCCTCGGCGTCAGTAGGGCGACCGCTGATCGGGCACTCGTCCGCAGACGGGCCAAGCTTCGCGAACGGGTCGCGGCATGACCGGGCTCACGCACCGCACAAAGCAGACCAAACTCTACAAATGGCGCAAAGCCAACGGCATTCAAGTGTTCACCGACGCCGCCCCGGTCCGCGCCCACATCCTCGAACTGCGCGCCGTCAACGTCACCGACTCGATGATCGCCCACGCCTCCGAATGCGACCCGCAATACATCGCCTACATCGCGGACGGCACAACCCAGAAGATGCGGCCCGACATCGCGCGCCGCATCCTCGACGTCAGCCACATCCCCGACCCGCGGCAACACTTCGTACTCGCCATCGGCTTCGTGCGACGCATGCGCGGACTCACCGCCCTCGGATGGCCGTCCATGCTGATCGCCGAACGGCTCGGCGTGCACGGCAAAGACAAACTCAACAACATGGTCAGACAGACCGCGATCGGATACCAACGCTGGGCGGCCATGCGTGACCTGTACGACGAACTCTCAGGCACGCCAGGCCCCAGCCGTCGCAGTGTCGCAGTCGGTCGACGGTTCCAATACATGCCGCCGCTCGCCTGGGAAGGCATCGACATCGACGATCCGCGAGCCCAACCCGACTGGGCGGCAGCTGGAGTCAAGCTCACCGACCGACCCATGTGCCCGAACAACCACCTGTACACCGCGGACAACATCTATCGCGACAACCGTGGCAACCGTTCATGCAAGACCTGCCGGCGCAACGCGAACAGGCGCCGACGCCAGCGCGTTGCTAAGGGTGTGAACTAGAGTGTATGGTGTGAACATAACGCGATGATCAAGCCCCTGGGCGGCGCGACATCGGAAGGTGCTCGACCAAATCGAGCGTAACGCAATTCGGGCCGCCCCCTCGACCAAAAAGGGGCGGCCCGAACAAGCTTTGCACGCATTGGAGTGCGTGCGGCCAAGCAGTCAAATCGATTGCTGGCATGCGGCCCACCAGGAGGGGCCACCGTATGAGTGTAACACGCAGACTGCGTTTCGAAATACTTCGGCGAGACGAGAATACGTGCCGATACTGCGGGGCCAAAGCGCCCGACGTAAAGCTCAACGTCGACCACGTGATCCCAGTCGCGCTCGGCGGTAGCGATGATCCGTCGAACTTGGTGACCGCTTGCGTCGATTGCAACGGCGGCAAGACCTCTATCGCGCCCGATAGTGCTGTTGTCGCGGACGTTTCGGCTGACGCTCTCCGCTGGAAAGATGCGTTGAAGCAGGCCGCAGCGGAGCGGGCAGCCGAATATGCAGGCAATCGCGCCGTACACGATCAGTTCCAAGACCTCTGGAATGCGTGGACCTTCGACGGTCGAACAGTTCCGCTGCCATCAGATTTCGGCAGCTCGGTCAACACGTTTCTTGCGGCGGGTCTCACGTTCGCGGATCTCGAAGAACTGATCGACGTCACGATGGCGATGAAGACCGTCAAAACGGCTACGCACAAGTGGAAGTACTTCTGCGGCTGCTGCTGGAAGCTCATCAAACAGTCGCAGGAGCGGGCTCAGGAAATTGCCTCACACCAAGGAGCCGAACAAAAGGAACGTCAACAGGCCGAGCAGGAACGGCACTGGCAGCAGGAACAGGGAAATTGCTGGCTAGATTCTGACTTGCGGCAACAAGAAGAGGCCCACTCAGACGAAATGGAGTGGGAATCTTGGCAGTCCGCTCGTCGGAGCGATGAATCGGCGCAGCCCGACGACGCGGTGAGCATAGGCCAGATATTCGACCAGCTATTCAGCCGACCCACGACCGGGCCGCTCGTGGACCCCTTTGGCGCCTGGTCCGAATCGAACGTCCGAAAGCTCCTGCATTATGTGACCTCGCATGACGGTAGCGGGCATGACGACGCCACGGTCGCTCAATGGGGCGAAGAGGCGAACCGCGAATGGGTGACAGATTCGGGTCTGTCGATGATCGGAGACGTTTTCACCACGGTCGGCACCTTCTTCTCCCAGCAAGAACATGGGCTCCGTCCCAATGAGGCAATCAGCCCGCAGGCCATCACTCAAATGATCGACTCCTATCGGCGCCCCGCCGCGGGGGAGCGTCACCTTAAGGCGGTTCCCGATGCCTCGTGACCACGGGCGGATCCTCGTCACCATCTGGGACGACCCAGACTTCGTTGACCTCACCCCAGAAGCTCAGCGCCTCTACATGCTCCTGCTTTCGCAGCGCGGCATCAACAACGCCGGAATGCTTCCCACTCAGATCGGGAAGTGGGCCAAGCGGAGCAGGCACACCACCGTCGCCGACATCGAAGCGGCGTTGGAGGAACTGATCGACACCCGCTTCGTCCTGTGCGACGGAGACACCGAAGAGACGTTGGTTCGGTCCTTCGTGCGCAATGACGGCATCACCAAGAACGCCAACGTGTTCAAGAATGCCCTCGCCTGCGCAGAGGCCATCGAAAGCCCCTTTCTCCGCGCTGCCCTCGCCGATGAATTGAGGCGCCTCGGGCGTGGAGACGCGACCGAGGTTGCCGACCGGATGAGCCCTGTCGGCACGGCCGAAAACGAACGAACAGGAACGCCGTTCGAACGCCGTTCCGACGCCGTTCCGACGCCCGCGGGGAAGGGGAAGGGGAAGGGGTTATCTCACCTACTCGATAACTCTAGTTTTTCTGATGACGCGCGCGAGCGACGCCAGCCCAAGCGAAAGCCCGCCGCGCCCGCAGACCCGCTCGACAAACCCGGCCCCATCGTCCCCATCGACGGTCGCAAACTGGTTCGCTCCGTCATTCCCGACACCGAACCCAGCGCCGTTCGAACCGAACTCGCCCTCCAGGCCGCGGCGATGCTCCGTCAGCAGCCACCCATCCCCTCCGAGGACATCCGCGCGGGACTCGAACTCTGGCTGACCAAACCCGACCTCGGACCCCGCACCCTGCCTTCGCTCGTCTCCACCATCCAGCGGGGACGCAACCGCTCAAATGCCGCGCCAGTCGCGGCACCCCGTGAAGCCGCATCGGATCGCAAACGGCGCGAGCAACACGCCGTCTTCGAACAGTTGCGCGCGGAGGCCATCGCCCAACAGCGCGGCGCCCTCCAGTCGCCTCTCGTGCAAATCATCGACGCCGACCCTGAATGGAGCGCCAGCGCATGACCGCGCCCGACACCTACTACCTCGACGCCGCCAAAGCCGTCCTCGACAATCTCCAAGAACACGACCTGTGGTTCCCGCAAGTCGGCGCCGCCGCCTCCACCGCCTGGGCCACCCACTTCGAAGCATCCACCCTGTCCAGTGAAGAACTCCTCGACGGCGTCAACCACGCCCGCGCCACCCATATCAAAACCGCCGCCACCCGCGCCGAACAACGCGGTGAAACCGTCGAGCAATTCCGACCCACCCCCGACATCATTATCCGACACGCACACGCCGCCCGACGCGAAGTACTCGCGAACCTGCCCGACGCCCGCGTCAAAGAAATGGAACTCGCCAACCACGTCTTCCAAGACATGGGATTCCCGCCCCAGCAGGCACACCGCCTGTCCCGAGACATCGCGCTCGCCGTCGCGCTCGGCCGCAAACCGCGCGCCGACCTCACCGACGAACAGCTCGACGAATTCCAAACCCGGTTCAAGCGACAGAAGCTGTCCGCCGCCGAATTCGTGGATCGACGCCGCGAACTCGCCCAAATGCTGCGTGTCGGTGACCTGTTCGCCCTCGAAGCCCGCCGTGGTGACGCCGCATGAACCGCGCCGAAATCACCCGCCTGCTCGAACTGGTCCAGCAGTACGACCAGCGCGAGGTCACCGCAGACCACATCACCAGCTGGCTTCGTCTCCTCGGCAATCTGTCGTTCAAGGTCGCCGAGGAGGCCGTGCACATCCATCACAAGACCAACGCGTTCGCTATCGACGCCGCGGTCGTGCTGGAGATCGCCGCACAGATCGAGGCCCGCACGGTGAGCGCGGCCCAACCGGTGCGTCGAGCCCGGATGGGTGCCTACAACGTGACCGGCGCCCTCAACTACGCCTGCGAACGCTGCAAGGCCGAAGTGGGGCAGACGTGCACGAACAAGGACGGGGAAGAGACCGCGTCGCCGTGTGTGACGCGGTTGGTGGGTCGGCCGATCAATGAGGCCAAGCCGCCGAAGCATCGGCAAGCGGCGTGAGTGCGATGCCGCCTGCTTGTGGTGCGCCGCTGCTCGTCGCCGTCGTTGAGGCGTACGCCCGGAACTGGCCGCATTTGAAGCCGCCGATGTTTCGTGCCGCGGATGTTCTGCCGTTGCTGCATGGCGATGACCGCGAGTATGGCGCCGCTGTCCTGCTGCTCGATAGCGGGCGGGTCCACTATCTGGAAGGGGAGCAACCCGAATGAGCATCCACCTGTTGCGCAACGACGACGTGACTCTCGAAGAGATCGACCTGTTGGCGGGGTTTGTCGACACGTTGGCCGGTTCGGAGCTGCGGACGGCGTTGCTGTTCATGGCCGAGCAGTTGTGGGCGGGTGAGGATCTGGTGCTGACCGTGTCCGATCCTGGCGCAAACTACCAGCTCAGGGCATGAATCTGAAGTGGCATATGCCACTTGTGACGCAGTTTTGCACAACTGTCTTAATTCCGGCCGGTAGAGCGATTGGACCCCCGAAACAGGCAATGTCCCGTTCTCGCACCGCCGATCGCTTCTACCCGCACCCACTTCATCAAGAACGAGGTTTCCAAGATGACTGCTCGACTGACGCAAGCTGAAATCAGCGGCGGCTGGTGGAACGTGAACTGCTGCGACGGCAAGTTCTCCGGTTCGATGACAGCGCATTGCACCGCCTGCTGCCAAACGTTTTCGCGGCCGACAGTCGCGGACAAGCATCGGCGGTATGGCAAGTGTGTCGACCCTGCGAGCCATCGCGACGTGAACGGCGCTCTCGTGTTCAAGGATGCCGGCCGCGCTTACCCGTGCTGGTCGGGCGCCGGCGATGAGACCGCGGCGTGGGTCGGGGCGCGGACGTGAGGATCGGGTCACTTTTCAGCGGGGCGGGCGGACTCGACCTGGCTGCACTCGACCTGTTCCCCGGCTCGTCGATGGCGTGGCATTCGGAGATCGAACCTGCGGCGTGCAAGGTGCTCGCGCATCACTGGCCCGAGGTGCTGAACCTGGGTGATGTGAGCCGGATCGATTGGTCGACAGTCGAACCCGTCGATGTGCTCACAGGCGGTTTCCCTTGCCAGGATCTCTCGCTCGCCGGTCAACGTCGCGGCATGGCTGAAGGCACCCGGTCGGGTCTGTGGTCGCACATGTTCGAAGCCGTTCGCATGCTGCGTCCGAAGTTCGTGTTGATCGAAAACGTTCGCGGGCTGCTGTCCGCGCAAGCAAGGAGGGGTGATGTCGGAGCCGTATGCGAGGTGGAATCCGGAAGCGGGAGTGTGGGAGCAGGGGGAGACGGATCTCTTCGGGCGCTCGGCGCTGTACTCGGCGACCTTTCGTCAATCGGGTTCGATGCGTGCTGGGTGCTTGTACGAGCTTCCGATGTCGGCGCCTGCCATCAGCGAGCCCGCGTCTTCGTCCTTGCGTACCCTGCCGACTCCGCGGGCGAGTGCGACGCGTACGAGTCGATCGGCCGCGCTGGCGAAGGGGAGCCGGTCGGCACCCTCGTTGGAGCAGGCGACGGAGTTGATGCGAGGGGAGCTACCGAGGGAGTTCGACGGCTGGGCGGAGTTGCCTCCGTCGTGGCAGGTGGCGTAGCGAAGTTGCTGCCGACGCCGCAGGTGGCGGATGTGACAGGCGGGCACCGGACCAGGTCCGGTGCTCGCTCGAACGAACTGCTGTTGCCCGGTGTCGCGGAGGCATACACCGCTGGCGCGCTGCTCCCCACTCCCCGCGCATCGGACGGCACGAACGGTGGCCCGAACCAGCGCGGCAGCAAGGGGGATCTGATGCTTCCGTCTGCGGTCGTGCAGTTGTTGCCGACACCGACGGCGTCGGAGGGCGAGCGGGGCGACTGTCCGGCCGAGCGAGCCCGGCGCACACCCGGCCTGATCTCGATCGATCACTACTTGCCGAGATCGAATGATTCGAATGATTCGTGGCGCTGGGGCCGGTTCGCGCCGGCTATTCACCGCCAAGAGCGACTGTCCAGGCCAGCGCCGCCCCCTACCGTACCTACCGAGGCGTGGCGCCGAATGGTCAAGCGTCGTCAGCAGTCCGGGTATCCGAAGCCTGTCGGTATGCGCGGCTCGCTGGCGGTTCGCGTCCAGTTGAACCCGGCATTCGCGGAATGGCTCATGTTCTGGCCTGCGGGCTGGGTGACGGCTTCGGCGATCGGGTTGAAGCGCGCCGAGCAGCTGAAATGCATTGGCAACGGCGTGGTTCCGGTCCAGGCGGTGGCGGCGTTCCGGTTCCTGTTGTCTGCGGCGTCGAAGGCTGTCGCAGCGTGACCTACATCGCTATTCAACTATGCGCATCCAACGATGTGATGCGCGGATCGGAGGAGTCGTGAGCAGGGCTGAGGAGATCGCGGTGGTGGCGTTGGTGTTGGCGCAGCGTGATCCGTGTCGTTGTGAGCCGTGGGTGTTCACTGCGGAGGCGACACGGATTGTGGATGCGCGGCGGGATGGGCAGTCGTGAACGACGTGTGCGATTCCTGCGGCGTCTATCTGCTGCATGGCGGTTTTTGCGGTACGTGCGTGTGTATCGAGCGTGCGCGGTTGGAGGTGAATGCGCTGGCGTGGGTGGCTGGCGTGGATTCGCTGGTATGTCTCGAAGCGATGCTGACCGCGTTGGATGCGGTGAATGCGCGGGTTGCTCGGCTGGAATTGCGGGATGCGTGAATTCCGAGGTTGACATTCGGGGGATAGTCGTTTCATGAAGGTATCGACTATCGCCGAATGGGTTGAATACTCGGCTGAAGAAGATGAACCGCGCGCGGAAGCTATCGGCGAATTAGCTGATGAAGTCCGTGCACGGTTCGGAGTGGGTCGACATTCGCGGGTCGACCTTTCCTGCGAGGTCGAATGGGAGTATTCGTCTTGCGATTGCTGCGCGGACTCCGAAGTGTGGTGGGTCATCGAATGTGGCGAGGAGAAGCGTCGCATCTCGACCGGCTATGGCGAGGCTGTCGACGGCTATCGCGCATGGCTGGACGAACCCCGCCGTATCCGTGAACGCGAGGAGGCGAAAGCGGCCCGCGACCTGGAGTGTAAGCGGAATGATGAGGCGTTCACGGGTCGTATCGTGGGCGCTTTCACTACCGCCGTCGCCGATGTCGAAGCCACTGGATATAGCGATACCGGTGAATGGCATGACTTGATGATGGATCGGCTCGGTGTGGGCGGGCATCGGTATCGGGAGTGAATTCGCCGAAATTCTGAGGTTGACGGGGTTGGGAGAATTGAAGCATGCCGAAAGAATTGAGTCCGACCGAAATCCTCGCACTGCCGATGCAATCCAATGACGCTGATGCGGCGACCATTCGCGACTATCTCGTGAAGCTGCTCACCCTCGTCTGGGCGCACGGTGAAGGATTCAACGGCAAACGGCCATTCGGCAACAGCAGTTGGGACTGTGAACTGTATGAAGCGCTCGGCCGTGGAGGTGCGATCAACGTCGTATTCGATGGTGACGGATTCCTCGAAGATTGGGATGACGTCCTCGGCGACAAACTGATTGCCGACGCAATCCGAGCGCTCGGAACGCCCGTGTGATGGGCGACGAGGAAGTGTCCGCGTGGATCATTACCCGCTTCCCGCACGCACTCGCATGGCAGGTCGATCGCGGCACCGACATCATCCGCGCGCGCCTCGAAGGTGCGCCAGTGGCTTGGATGCTCGGCACTCTCAAACCCCGAGACGCTGACCTCCTGCGCGGCATCGTCAACACCTACTTCCAGGAGCATGGCAATGAATGAGTTGAAGCCAGCGCGCACAGTCGAATTCGCGCCCGACAACACCATCATCATCGACGGCGAACCGTTGCCATGGAAGGTCACCACAGACGGGTGGGGCGTCTACTTCTATCCGAGCCCCTTCGCCGGCGCGCCCAGGACTCTGACGTTCGCCGTGCTGGCGGACAACGTCACCATCGGCGCGAACGACATCACGGTCATCGACGGCCATGAAGTCCCCTGGCTGCTCGTTGAACCGCCATACGTCACCGTGTCGAAGCTCGCGCCCTATGCGGTGCAGTTGAAGGTTCGCGTCGACACCAGCACCGACGAAGCGGCCGATCTGGACGGCGACGGCGACCTGTCAGCCGAGGTGATCGCGGCATGACCAGCCCTGATCAACTGCAAGCCGAGATGGCATGGAATACATGGCGGCTGCGTAACGGGTCCGCGGATGTAGTCCACGATCGGGCCGTGTTCCTCGCAGGCTGGGACGCGGCACGCAGGAAGCCGGTAGCGGGGGCGGTGGAGGACGAATGATCCTCGCGTTCTGGATCGCGCTGGCGGCAGTCGTCGTTTACGTCGCATCAATGGTGTTTGCGGGCCTGTTCCTGGACACAGGCGGCGAAGCTCTCATCCACGTCGCACGCCTGGCCCGAATCGTCGCTATCGCAGCAGGGCTCGTGTTCGTCATCCTGTTCGGCCTCCACGCGCTCGGGGTCTCGATCGAAATCGGCAAGGAGTGAGGCGCGCATGAACGACAACTTCGGCGGTGACTTCATTGCCGCACTGCTGGTCATCTTCGGCTCACTCGCTGTATTCGGCGGTCTGTGGTGGCTGATCGTCGTAATCGTCCAGGCGGTGCACGCATGACCGACGACCCCGCGCGCACTCGACGCAAGCAGTGGATCCGCGACCTCGACAACCCCGACCCGACCACACGCGCTGATGCCGCACAAGCACTCGGACAGTGGGTCGAGACAGGGGAATGGCCGAATACGGGAGGCGACAATGAGTGAGACTGTGGACGACATCGACGCGTTGATCGAGGCAGCGTTGAAACGTGGCGAGTGCGGGCCTGGTCGTGAAATGTGCCCGAACCGTTTCTGTTCCGAACCCTGGCATGGCCTCGCGATCACTGCCCGCATGCGGCAGATGCGTGCCCGCGGACACGTCGACGACGACTACCGCTACAACACCGACACCTCCACCGTGCTCTGTCCAGGCAGCATGTTCGAGGGGGAGTATGCGGCGCCCGAACACGCGCCTGATGCTGTCGACGGTTGGGATAGCGCGGCGAATATGGAAGCGCTGCGGTTGATTCAGGCGATGCCGCGCGAGATTGTCGACCTGCTGTTCGCGGGGCTCGGAGACGTGCTCGCAGAGATAGGTGAACCACCGACGTTGACCACCGTCCGTCAGTGGCGGGCGGGCGACACCGAAACCCCGCCGCATTACATCGAACCGCACGCGCAAGGAGAAGCGGCATGAACGCCGAGGAGATACGTCGCAAGGCTATCGAGCGTCTTGCGCGCGCCCAGTTCACCATCGACGAGACCGAATACGGCACGCCTGCCATGCCTGCGCGGGAATGGGACGACGTTCCTCGGGTGCATGAGCGCTATCGGGGCGACGCCGCGCCTCTGGTCGATGCACTCGGGGAGCTACTCCGCACCGAGCCTGACGCCTACGTGGTGCTGTCCAAACGCAAGGACGGCGACGAACGGTGGCCGTTCAGCGGGCCGTGGGACGAGGAAGCCACCGTGTTCGTCGACTACGACACTGCTGGCGACCTGATGGTCAATTGGGAAGTCGATCGGATCGAGTCGGGTCGGAATCCTGACATTTTCATGCTCGGCGAAGTTCGATTCGAGCAGACGCCGCTTAATGCGGAGTGGTTGCAGGCCATTCGCGACGAACGGCAGACGAAGTGAACGCCGATGACATCCGCGCCGACGTGGTCGAAGTCCTCGCCGAAAGCCTGTTCACGATATGGGCGGCAGGGCGTGGCATCGAGGGATATATCTGGGCTGATTGCGAGGAGGCGATGCGGCGCGACTTCCTCGACCATGCCGAAATCCATGCCGACGCTCTCGCTGCTGCCGGATATCTGGTCGTCGCGCAGGAAGGCCGCTACATCGGGCGGGGCATGGCACGCCGAACCCGCTACGTCACCGGCTGGATCGAGCCCGAGACCGGTTCAGCGTTGACAACAGGATCCATGCGCGTCACCCGCGTGAAACTCACGGCCGAGCAGGTCGCGGAACGGCGCAAGTATGCCGAAAGTATCGGCGAACGTTCAGGAAATGGCCCGATTCCGTGCGGTGCGGAGAACGGCAATAAACCGAACGTTGAGGAGCCGTCCTGATGGCCCGTTCCGAATACATCTACCTCGTTCACGAACTCGACATGTGCGGCAACCGTCTCGTTGCCGGGTTCACGGTGAAACGCGAACTCGTGGAATGGCTGCGAGGAAACAGGAGCCGCAAACTTCAGGCCATGCGCGTCCGCGACATCGGCAACAGCGCGTGGGCCGCCCTCGATCCCACCGAAATCGACATCCAGGAGCTACTGAAATGACCGAGCCCGTCAAGATCGACCGCAAACACGTCCACCTCCTCGTCGGCGACATGGCGATAGGTGAAAGCGGATCCATCGGTATCGAACACATCTACATCGACGCCGACATGAACGTGTGGCTCGCATCCGATGCGCCACTCGACACCCAGTTCGACGCGGGAGTTGTTCGGCAAGAAGACGGCTGGCACCTGGTCATCGAGACAGGGCAGCGACTGGCCCGCAACGACGACCTCGGATTCCAGTCCATCACACCCGTCGTCGCCGTGCATGTCGCCGAGCCGAAGCCGAGGGTTGCCGCATGAGCCTGAAGAAGATCGAAGAGTACGAAACCCGCGTCAGCACGAAGTATTTCGATGTCGCTGGCATAGGCATGAACCTCGGTGACCTGCGCGCCATCGTCGCCGCTTGCGAAGGCTTGGACGACAGTGCAGACATCCACGTTTCCGGGCTCACCAAGACGAGTGAAGACGGCCAGTACTGGCTCGACAAGATGCGCGTACGGATGCTGCGGAACGTCGATGACCCTGCCTGAGTTGATCGCGGAAGCCTGGGCGACCGACCGCGACCTGTACGAAGTCCTCGTGGAACACGGGCTTGCGCCGATCCCGCCGCGCGGATGGCAGTTCGGGCCAGGACCGGACGCGTTACGGATACCCGTCGCCCTGTTCGCGAACCTGCACGACCACCTCGACTACTACGGCATCACCGAAATAGGGGACTGACATGGCATCGAAGAAGAAGCTGCGGAAGCGGATCCGCGAAATGGAAGCGCAACGCGACCTGTGGCGCAACGCCGTCGAAGGCCGCGACCGGAAATACAACGAACTGCGCGACAACGGGCGCTACCTCGCCGTATTCCTCACCGATCGTGTACTCAACCCGGGATGCCTCGACGGATCACCCATCGAAGCGACCGAACTCCGTGTGCGCGTGGATGCGCTGGAGAAGCTGACCAGTGATGGTGCATGGTCGTTGCAGCAGCTGTTGGAGTTGCGGAGCAAGTTGGTTGTCGACCGTTTCAGGGAGTTCATCGAGATCGCCGAAGCTGCCGAAACGAAGCTCGATCCGGCCGAGGGCGAAGACCGCGATTGGGTGGATGACCTGCCAGACGAGGCACCGGAACTCGCCAAGGTTGCCGCCAAATCGCCTCGATACACGCGCGCGCGAGAAGCCTTGTCGCCTGCCGCTGTCGCATGGATCGACACCTATTCCATCGACCCGAAAGCCGAGGCGGCATGAGCGCGGGCGCCGTTCCGGTCAAGTGGGTCATGTGCTGGGACTGTCAAGGCGACGAAGGCGAAGTAGTCGACGGGAACTGGATCGACTGCGAATGCTGCCAAGGCGAAGGCGGACACCCGCTCTACGTGGACTGGTCCTGCACCTGCGAACCACGCGACGACGAGAAGGAGGCGGCATGAGCTACGACGACGAAGACGAGCAGGAATCCGCACGCGAGGCCAGTCTCCAGCGCGCACTGGACGAGCCGATGCCGGACGATCTCAAGTCCGCGATTGCAGACCTGATCGAACCGCACACGATGAACATGTACCTCGATCACGGGGACACGATGACGTGCATCGAGGTCGCGTTCCCTGTCATTCGGGAGTGGCTGCGGGAACACGGGGAGATCGCGGCATGACCGCCACCTGCTGGTGTGGTCGACCATCTCACAACGACCTGCTCGACGGCTGTGTCGGTGACGGATTCCTGCAGGCCATGTTCGCGCCGCCCGACTTCAACACGATGATCAAAACCATGATCCTCATGTACGGGGATCTACTCGCGATGGCTGCCGATGGTGACGAGCAGGCCGCGCAGTTCATCAGGGAGAACCCGTTGCCGAAACCGAGTGTTGAGCAGGACCGAGCGATGCTGCGACTGGCCGGCATGGACGTGACAGCGGACGACGTGCGGTCGATGCGGGCGCATTACGGCGGCAGTGAGGTGGCGGCGTGAGCAGGACAACCTTCACCCTGTACGCGCGCCGTGACGACCGCGGCATCGAGCAGTTCTATGCCGCCCTCTATCGCGTATTTCAGGCGGCCGATACGGAACGGCCTGGACTGGTCTGGCATCCGCAGGAGTTCGGCGTGAACGCCAAATGCTACGAGGTCGAATGCGAGGGATTCGACGTCGACGTACAGCAGTTGATGAACGACATCGAATGGGACTGGCCGAAATCAGTCACTGTGTTCGCGCCGATCACGCACATCGAAATGTATCGACCGACAGCAGGCAAGGAAGCGGCATGAGGCAAACCAAGCTGCAAGCAGGGCTCGACCGGGATGAGGCCATCGCCAAGAAGGCGCAGGGTGTCGAACATGCGCACGGCGACGAACCCGAAGCCTGCGAGAGCGAGCGATGCGCGCACGATCGGAACATCGAGCCGTCGCGCGCGCTGAAGATCTTCGCAGCGTTGCGCAAGGTGCTGGACGAGCATCGCGAAAAGAACGGCTACTGCGACACCTGCCGCCACTACGACTACGCATACAGCTACGACCCTGTCCCATACCCGTGCCCGACCGTGCAAGCCCTCGAAAGCATCTACACCGACGACCCCGAACCGCGCTACTACACAGTCCACGTCACCTGGTCCGAAGAGGACAGCGAACACGTCGGCACCTGCCCCGCCTTCCCGTCACTGTCCTACCTCGCGCCAGGGTATTTCGACGCACTCCAAGGCATACATCAGCTGGTGCAAAACGTGATCGCGGACATGAACAGCCGTGGCGAACCATTGCCCGAGGAGAAGTGAGACGACATGGATGAATACGTGATCGGCCCGCGTTTCGGCCCCGACGACTGCGGCATGATCCCCGACACGCCTGAATACCGGGATCACGTGCAGGCGTTGGAGTTGGCGTGGGACCACGAAGCACGCCCGGACTGGCAGGTCACCGTTGGCAACACGGAGGCGGCGTGAGCGACTTCCCACTGATGCGCCGCCCGCTCGGCAGCGACTGGCACGACACCTTCGACGCACCCACCGTCACCGTCAACAGTTGGTGCACGAACACGACCGTCGCGACAGGCAGCCTGCCGAGCGAGATCAAATGGACCAACCCGCACATCACCTTCGACAGCGTGCGGTTCCAGCTCTACGGGCTCGACGGACGCACCTACACGCTCACGGGTCGGCACCTTCAGCCTGGCGATCGTCTGGACCTCGAACCCGCGGACGATGGTTACGTGTTGACCGTGACGCGCGGGGATGAGACGTTCACGCATCAGCTACGGCCAGACGAGCAGGATGAAGCGGCGTGAGGCTGCGATGCCTGATCGGCTGGCATCAATGGCGGTCCATCATGCACATCTACCCGCCCGGCCTCTACGCCCACGAGCGCGAGGCAGGCTGGTTCGAGCAGCGATGCAGGCGTTGCGACGCGCCATGGAGGCCACGGCGCGAATTCCCGATCGAGATCCGTGAGCCGTGAATACCCGCCAGGAGTGAACATGTCGCAGCCCGCCGATATCCTGCCCATGCGCCGCATCCTCGTCTCGGGTTCGCGTGACTGGACCGACGTCGACCGTGTCCGCAACGCCCTCCGGCACGCCTGGGCATACCTCCAGCCCGGACCCATCACGCTCGTGCACGGTGCAGCCCGCGGACTCGACACCATCGCCGGACGCGTCTGGACCGGAGGCAACCTGCCGGTCGAAGTCCATCCCGCCGACTGGAACAAGCACGGGAAAGGCGCCGGCCCGATCCGCAATCAAGCCATGGTCGACCTGGGCGCCGATTTGCTGGTTGCGTTCCCGCTCGGGGCTTCCATCGGCACCCGAGACTGTATCCGGCGCGCGAAGGCCGCAGGGATCATCGTGTGGGAAGTGGAAGGCTGACTACTCGGACGGCCGCTTCGCCCGCTGATAGTTGCCATCCACCCGCTCGAAACAAGGCGCGCACATCATCTTGTCCGCCTCGCGCACGGGCCGTTCACCGCACAGGCTGCATAGCTTCGGTTCGCTCACCAACCGATCCTACGACTCGTCTGAAACGCCTCCCGCGACGACCAACCCTCCAACTCCACCACACGAGCAAGTAGCCGGCGCGTCAACCGCAACCACTCCGCGACATCATCATCCGCCAGGCCATCCAACACCAGGGCGCGCACGATCTCGTCATACACAGGGACCGCGGCCTCATAAACGTCGCAGCCGGTCGGAGTCAACACGGCCTCTTTCGTGCGCCCATCCCAACGGCCCGCTATCCGACGCACCAAACCGCGCCGCTCCAAACCGTCAACACGGTGGGATAGTCGCGACCGTGACGAATCGACACCTGCTGCCAGCGCGGACATGGTGAGCCGATGTCGTGGCTGATCCGCCAACTCGTCCAAGATCCTGAATTCGATGTGTGTCAGGGAGCATTCGTGCCGTAGACCCGCGTCGACCGCATACCCGAGGTGCGCGGTGAGGGACACGAAACTCGTCCAGGCTTGTTGCCGCGGATTACTGGCAGGAGTGTATTCGAGCATCGCGCCACCCTCATCGGTTCGTTCCTGCCTCCACTGTCGCAACTCGACGACGTACGCGCAGCAAATTCGGGGAAACCGGATGATGCATCATGAGATCGAGACCGGGCGCGACTTCTCACAATGGCAATGCTCATCCAACGGCGGCGTGTACACGACCTTCCCGCAATCACACTGATGCGTTCGATGACCGATGCGACCAGGCGCGACACACGGCACCCAACCAGCTGTCACCTGACGATTCGCCAGGATATGACCATCAGGGCAGCGGACAGGTTTCGGCTCGACCCAGTTCCCCTCGCCCAGGCGCACGAGCTGCCGGGGATCCTCGACTCGCCTGCCCTGGACCACGTAATGCTGCCGCATCCGACCATCCTGACATCGAGGGGTGACAAGGCGGCTACAGTCAGTTGGTCAATGAGCGATCGGCGACGGTTACCCCAAACGCGACAGTGCCCCGAACCATCGCACGGTTCGGGGCACTGTTGTAGGTCGATCAATCCGCGGACTGCACATGTCGAGCTGCCGCGATCATCGCCGCAGCCTGCCGCAACGCGAGCTTCGGACTCGCGGGATTGCCGACACCCAATGATGCGACTCGTCCATGCTCGTCCAGTTTCACTGTCGCGAACTTGTCCACCTCGCTCACGGGCCACCTCGGGTCGCCAAAGTCGTCTGTAGCCGCCGTGGGCAACTCCACGATCGCGTGCCGCCCTCGCGGCGCGACCAGGAAAACGTTCATCACCGCGTCGGCTTGCCGTCGGTCGTTGTCGTTCACCCGCGCGGTCACGCCACGACGCGACGCAGCCAACACCTTCGCGAGCGCTTCCCGAATGCCTTCATCCATCTCGCTTTTCCTGCTCTCGCTCATTCTTCGGCTTCCGCTTGTATTCCATCCCCGACGGGATCGGCTGTGCAGCATTCGACTCCCGTTGAGCCTGCCGACGACGCCACGCGGACAAATCGGGGCGTTCGGCACCGGTCGCATCCCGACGCTGCAACAGTCGCTCCTTGCGCTGCTCATCCGTCGGCTCCACCCACTGATGCCATCCCACCTCGGGATGCCACAACTGCACATGCCTCTCGCGATCCTCGCCGCACCAATGGCAGCCGTTCGGGTTGATCGGAGGTTGCAGGCGTGCCATCAGGCATCCTCGGCGAGCTTCAAGAACGCATTGACTGCGGAACGAAGCTCGCGCGCAGTATCAACGCCGCTACGGGCCGCGAACTTGTCACCCGCATCCCGCACTGCGAACACCGCCCGCCGAACGGTCTGCGTTCTGCGATACTCCACCACCTGCGGGTCATCCCACGGGGCCAACTCGACACCACGCGCCCACGAGCCAGCACTAGGCCGCCGATGCAGCCAAACCGCCTCACCATGCGTCCAGGTGCGACTGACATTGAACTTCTCGACACGGTCATTCACGGTGACCGTGACATCGCGTTTACCGATGCGGGTCACAGTCGCGGGATAAACGGATTCACGCCCGCTCTCGCCCGACACGTGAGCAACCTGCGCCCCCTCGGTGAGCCATTCGAGGCCGGTCGATTCGGTCATGATGCTTACTCCTTCGGATGGATGGGTTGGGGGTGGTGGCTGTCGCACACGGGGACATCGTCGGCCCCTCTGCACGCCGTTGGGCAGGGCGCCAGCCACCACGAGTCAGGGACGGATCGGGTGTGCAGCCCGGAAGCGTCGCCAACGCCGCACGGCCACACTGTGGCATTCGTCGTCGTCGCTTCGGCACGCGCAGGTGGGGCGGAAACGGCCGAGGACGCGACGCCCGTCGAGCAGGGCCATCGCCTTGCAGAGACGGGTGGGGCCGATCGACGTCAGGTCTGAATCGACCGCGTAGTAGTAGGTTTCGCCGTCGAAATCCCACCGCATGATGTGGATGCAGCGGTCGTTGAAGTAGGAGTAGCGGGTCTCGATGACGCGCTCGGTGGTGTCGGCGGTGGCGATCATCGGGACTCCTTGGGTTTAGAGATGCAGGGGAAGGTCAGGCGCCGACGAGGTGGGCGGTGCGGTTGTAGGCAGCGAACCCGGCCTTGAGGGCGGGATCGGCGGGGGAGTAGGCGAACACGCGGGTCGGGTGGCCGTTGCGTGCGGTCCACACCTGTACGGGGGCGGCACCGGTGAGGGCGATGAATGCGGCCTTGACCTTCTTGCCAGCGTGGGAGGCGTAGCGGCGCAGCAGGTCTTCGTCGGCGCCGAGCTGGCCGAGTGCGGTGGTGATGGTGACGAGGGTTCCGGTGCCGAGGAAGCGGGTGGTGGCTGCGACGAGGGCGTGTTGGATGCGTCGACGCAGGGCCTTGGCGTTGGCGCGGCGGGTGGCGGTGCTGGCGCGGTAGGTGCTGCGGATCATCGGGGGCTCCTTCGGTAGCGGCTGATGTCTTCGACTGTACACTCAGTTTACGAACTGCACAATATGCTAGGTCATAAACTATGGCGGACCTGCTCACCCCTCGTCATCGGGCCGCCCCAACGCCGTCAGAATGTCGCCCAACAGGATCGGCAACGCCGGATCATGCAGGGTTCGCCCCGACCTCACGTCACGCTGCACGAACTCGACACCCTTGCGATGCGCGTTGATGAGCATGGCGAGCACTTTGGCGCTCTGGTTGTACAAATCCGCCTTCGACAAGCCTGTTTGTGCCGCCAACTCGTTCATGTACTGCATGGTGAAGGCGGTCTGAGTGAACGTGAGCCGGCGATCCGCGGGCTTACCGTCGCTCATGTCGGCCCGGTCGAGCTGGGGGATCGGTCGGGGTTCACGGGGGCTCCTCGGGTCGGCGTCGGGACCGCTCGAATGTACGCTCAGTTGACACGCTAGACAAGAGTGCAGGCCATGAACCGGATCGGTTACGAATCCGTGACTGATCGAGTATTGTCTACATCGCACACTTCAGTTTAGGCTGTGAACACAAACCGGCTGGCACCGGAAATCGACCCCTGGAGGACACGTGCGAGACGACGAGGATTTCTACGAGCGGATCGACGCCTACCACCGTGAATGCGGCGGCCAAGGCTGCGGCATCTGCGGCTACAGCGGCGAAATCGCTGTCCGAGTGCGACTGGAGGACATCGCGTGAACATCACACGGCAGGTACAGAACCTCCTCGACACCAACGACATCCGCGTAACTGGACGCGTCGGCAGTGACGCCTACTTCGCGGGCGAATGCGACGAATGCACCGCCCTCGGCGTGGTCCACATCGAAACCGTGATCCCCGTCGGCATCGGCGTGGTCCGCGAAGACGGCACCTACTGCCTGCACTGCGCCATCGAGCACATCGACGAACTCACATGGCTGGGCAACACCGACGACATCACCGTCACCGTCCCCGCGTCCCTGATCGACGCCATCAACCCGCTCGCCGCCTGAAAGGCCACATCATGCGCGAATTCACCGAACTCGACGTCCGTCAGCTGCTCCAGCTCCCCGCCGACACCTTCCGCGTCCTCGTCGACATCGACTGGGACGGCGACGACTTCAAAGACGTCCCCTGCTTCACCGACGACAGCCTCCCCGCCGCGATCCTCGTCAACTGGCAGGAACCCGCCGACCCGGAAGAACTCACCGAACACGGCTTCCGACCGGGCCACATCCTGCACGAGGAAGCCTATTCGGCGACCCACATGGCGGCTGCTCTCGCCCGAATCGTGGACGTGGCAGGCGATCACGACGGGGCGATAGAGGTCACCGTCAACTACTGGTGGCTGGCGTATGCGATGCCCGCCCAGGTTGCTGCGTGATCGGGCGCACGGACGACGGACGGGCTGTCACCCATCTCGGTGACGGCCCGATCCGGGACCACGAAGGCTACGTCGTCGACACGGCGGTAGCTGACGGCGCGCACCTCATGCAGTTGCGGATTGCGCTCGACAACACGCCCTGTCGCGGCATCCGCGCAGACCTGAATACGCAAGCAGTGGCCGAACTTCGGGACCGCTGCAACCAATTCCTCACAATCCAGGAGACGAAATGACGAGCCTCGAAAAGGTCGCGCCGAACGCGACCCTTCCCAGCGAGTATCGCCCGTTCACGGTCGCCGATCTCGGTATCGGCGCTTCAGGATGGGTGGTTCCGTGGGCGTTGATCGTGGACAGCGAAAACCGGATGTGGATCAACCCGCGCCACACCGTCGCGTCGGATCGCCAGGGCATGTCGAGCGTGTTCGTGTCCCGTTGGCACGACGGCTACCACGTGACGATCGATGAGCCCGAGATCCGATACGTGTGCCGCATCGACGCAGGATCGCCCGACGCCAAGGCCGTTGTCGGACTGACCATCTACGAAGCGGAGAAGAAGTGATGCAGATCCCGAATCCGATCCGCGCCATCCTGTCCCGTCTCACCGCCTATTCGGGCGAGTCCGCGGAGCAACGGTTGCTTGCTCGCCTGTCTGACCTCGCCGCTGATCTCACCTGGGAGTTGAACCCGCGCGGGCAGCAACTCGCGGCAGCCGTCGACACCTACAAGATGGAGACCGGGCGATGAGCGAGCATGTCACCGAATCCACTCGTTATGCGATCCGTCTGCCCAATGGCGAACTGGCGGATGACTTCGTGGGCGATCGACACGACGCCTACCTGCACGCGCTGCCCGACGGTAACCGCCCGTACGTTTGGGACGAGGCAGGCGATGCCCGGAAGTGCTTCGAACGCATCGGTACCGAAGTCAACTTTCACGGCATGCGAGCCCTGTTCGAGGAGCATGCTGCTGTCGTCCGAATCGACATCCGCACCGTGCACACGATGGATGTACAGACCGTCGCCGAGGATGCCCCGATCGTGGAGGCGGAAGTCGCTGAGGTGAGCGTGCCGCGCTGGTTCGATCGCGCCGAGGATGTGCCCGTTGGTGTGCCAGTGCAGGCGGTCGGCTGGCCTTCGTCCGCGCCGCCCTTTATCCGCAACAGTGATGGCGTCTGGGGGCGTGTCGACGGCCTCTCGATGCATCTCCCGCCCGAGCAGGACCGGGACGCCTACCTCAATGGCGTATGGAGTCCGACCGGGACAGGGTTCGTGGAGATCCTGCCCGAGCCTGCCGAGCCCGGACCGCGCACGTGGGCGACGGCCGAGGAGATCCCCTTCGGTGCGCAGTTTCGAGGCGTCGACTCCATTTCGGGCGCGGTGCTCACTCGCGGCAGGGGCGGTGCACGCACCGACAACCCGAGCCCGATGACCGAGGGGTACCACTACTCGACGGACACGCTCAACGATTTGTGCCCCAAAGGTTTCGTGGAGGTTCTGTCGTGAACGGCCTCTATTGCGCATGGTGCAAGCACGTCATCGGCTCGGACGAGCCCACCTGCGAACACTGCCGAGACGAATCCCCCTAAAGCCTGCCCACTCTGGCCGCAGCCCCAGGATTCGCGCGCTGGCTGGCCGAGTAGCAGGAGGAGCGCGGCGCCCGAGATGACCAACCTTTCGGGCGCCGCCCCTACCAACAGACAAGGAACCCAATGGAACTGACATTGAAAGTCCCCGGCAAAGTCGCCAACACAGACGACACCACCAGCTGGGATCGCGGCGACATCGACATCACATTCGACACCGAATACGTCGAACTTACTTACTGGGCCAACCGTTCGACGCAGGGCGCTCGAATCCCCATTGCCGAATTCCTCGCCATCGCCGAACTCGTGAAAGCGCAGACGCGATGACCGACGACCTCGGTACGCAGATCGCCCTCGCCGCCGCGCATGGTCTGGCTGTCGAATTCAGCGGAACCACAGACCGCCTGATCACGACCCTGAAGCACGATTCCGACCGCTACCAGGTGATGTCGAACGCGCTGCGTGATTTCGCCGACCAGCTCGACAGCCGCGACACCGCTGAACGGCTCTACGCCCTCCTGTGCCGCATCGAAGAACTCGGCCCGGAACGCGCGGCAACCCTGTCGCGGCAAGTCAACTACTTCAACCCCGAAAGCCTCCGCATCGACCTCGATGCCGAATGGAGCGAATGATGCGCTGGCTGCACGAGAACACCGACAAGCAGCATCGCTGCCCGAAATGTCATTGCGTCATGCCGTGGCGGTACAGGCCCGTCCGCAAATGGCTGTTCGGGGACATGGAAGGGCTCACGGAACTTCTGTACCGCGATGGGCTGCGATGGCTTTGGCGCAAATGGAAGCGTATCGACATCCTTCTGCCCCGCCGCTGCCGTGAATGCATGGACGTGATCGCCGTCCCGACCTGGCTGGCTCGAATCCTCCGAATCAAGGAGTCCTGATGGACTACAACTTCCGCCTAATCCGCACCGTCTACGAACACCTGCTCGCTCACCCCGACGACCATGACCAGGGCACGTGGGCGCAATGCGTCGCAGGCCACACCATCCGCCTATCCGGGACTGATTGGGCGTTGATCCGCGACAGCCGCAAACATGTCGACGGCTCCGAAGTCACCAACATGCGTACCGGGGAACCCGCCGACACCGAAGACGTTGCCGCCGTCCTGCTCGGCATGGACATCACGCAAGCCCGCGGACTGTTCGCGTGCGACAACCGGTTGGCCGTCGACTGGTTGGGCGACATTCTGGCCGCGCACGAAACGATCGTCCTCGACCAGCTCGCCGCGGAGATGGCATGAGCAGCGTCGGCGGCTACTCCTCTCGACGTTACGAGACTCTGGAAGACCTCGCCGAACGCCTCGACTGGACCGCGAAGAACAGTCCCGAGTTCGAGAAGGTGTTGCGCGAATACCTGGGCGTGCTGCACGGAAGCATGCAGATCCGGGCCGCGATGGACGACCATCAGCCGCCCGTCGAGCGCCGACACAACAACAAGCTGAGGAACGCGGCCTGACGGCGTCCTCGCTCGGACTCAAGTAGCAAACTCCCTCAACCGTTTTCGGCGGGTGTCGCACGTTGTCTGCAACTCAGTGTGTACGCTAAACTTAAGTACACACCACAGACTCAACGACGACACCCGCCACACTCACCCCCGGAGGACGACGTGAACACCAGAGCCATACTCCTCACCCCGATCGCCCTCCTCGCCGTGCCGATACTCCTGCTCGCCGGCATCATCCTCGCCATCGGTATTGCGGTGGTGCGCAAGTGAAGGCCCTGAAAGACGACCCGTTCAAAGGCGCCCCGTGCGTGAGTGAAGGCCACCAGCAGTGGATGGTCGAAAATCGGGGTGCGTCGCGTTGGGATTATGTGATTCCGGGGGAGTCGGAACGTCAGCAGGCGATTCGGCGGGCGTCGTCGGTGCGGGTGTGCAAGTCGTGTCCTGCGTTGAAGGCGTGCGAGGAGTTGCATGCGACGTTCGAGCGTATCGACGGGCATCGACCGTCTCAAATCTGGGCGGGCAAAGTGTATTCGGAGAAGCTGCCGAAACTCGACAACGTTGACATGCCGCCGCTGCCCACCTACTCGCGTGACGAGTTGGAGGCGGCGTGAGCGAGCATCGGCAACGCGAATACCGCAAAACCGGGAGCACCTATACGGCGATCTGTGTGTGCGGGGTGCAGAAGTCAGGACCGGACCGGAACACGGCACAAGTGGCGCTGTACAGCCACATCATCGATGCAGGTCGGGAATGCCCGACACCGGAGAAGAAACAGTATCCGTGCGAGGAACACGCCCGCAACGCCATCTACAGCTTCCTTCGCCGCCCCAAACCAGGTGCACGACCCGCACGGGTCTACCTGTGCCCGTCCGGGCGGCATTGGCACACGACGAAACAGGCGGCACCGGAAAGGCGGGCGGCATGAGCGCGCAAACAGGCGAGCGGGTCGAGTCGATCGAGCAGTTCGACTGGACGCGGCCGTGCGAATCCCGTGCCCACAAACAGAATCCGCCACCCGCCAACTTCCTGGTCGACATCCACGGCTGCCTTGCGAAATTCGCTTGCCTCGACTGTGTGCGCTTTGACCAGACGGAGTTCGCCCGCCACGGTGGGTTCACCTGTCGTCACTGCGGCAAGTTCTTTGCCACATGGGCGGAAGCGGAACAGGTGATGCCACTGTGACCGCGACCTACACCCTCGACATTCCGATCTTGCGTCCGCCGTTGACGTCGAATCAGCAGCGTGGCGCGCATTGGACGCGGGTGCGTGAGGCGCGCAAGGAGGTCGGGCAGTGGGTGCGTTTGGTGGGTGGTGGTGATCTGCCCCGTATCGAACGCTGTCACGTGACGGTCACATGGCATGCCCCGGACAAGCGGATCCGCGACGCTGGCTCGATCTCAGCATTCGGGAAAGCCGTCATCGACGAACTCGTTGATCTCGGCGTTTTGACCAAAGACGACGCGAGATACGTCCTGTCCGAGACCTATTCGGTGCGGCTCGCATCCCATCCCGCACGCATCACCATCACCCTCGAAACCGACGACGAACCAGAAGCCTTGGAGGCAGCGGCATGACTGATCCGCTCACACTCGCGCGGAAACCGTGGCTCACCGCGGAATCCGAATCCATCTGGGACATCACGGGCGAATACCGCAACGGTGGCAGCTTCACCAACTGTCTCGCCATGGTGTTGCCGTTCGACACCACTGACGGGCATCGCCTGTTCGTGCTGATCCACCCCAACTTTCACACCAGCCCGATCGACAGTCACGCGCTCATCTCGCCCGACTGGATCACGCACGCGCGCCGCCTGGTCCTCGTTGAAGCGAACGACCCGACCGCCGCCTACTTCGCCGACGAACAGGACTTGATCAATGGCTGACCCGACCAACCCGGATTACTACAAGTTCCCCAACGGTGCCGAAACCATCGACATCACCGAATGGCTGTCATCCTGCGGCGGGCAGGCGGTGCAGTACATCACCCGCGCGACCCGCACGGACGGCAAGGTCAAGGGCGACCCGATCGAAGACCTATCGAAGGCGATCTGGTTCCTGTCCCGCGAGCGCGGACGACTGCGGGCATTAAAAGGCGACGGGCATCAGGTCGAAGCCTGGGCTGACGTTCCACCTCGCGCGGCGGACGAGTCATGACCGCGACTGTCCCGCCCCAGTTCCGTTACCTCCAGCGCGCCGAACAGTTGATCCGCAACCTGTCTGCTGGCACCGAGTTCACGAACGCCGACATTTACGCGCGCATGAAGGCCGCGGGTTGGCCGGACATGACTGAGCCGCGCAAGTTCGGGCCGATGCTGCAACGGCTGCAACGCGCGCGTGTGGTGGAGAAGGTGGGTTGGTCGGCGACGGTGGCCCGATCGCATGGCGGGGTGGCGTCAGTGTGGCGACGTATCAACAACATTGAGGAGAAGGCTGATGAGTAGCCCCGATGACCGACTGACCGATGCTGAGCTGCGCGACTGGGCAGACCAGTCGACGGACAGGGCTGACCATGCAGCCGAGGGGGTCGCGATCCAAGCCGCTCGCGAACTGATCGAACTGCGCGCATGGAAAGCCAACGCTGAGATCACGTTGGCCGAGGACAAGCGGTACATCGACGAAGCCAACTCGGGGGAGTTGGTCAAGCGGCTCGGTGACGAGGTGGACGAACTGCGCGCCACTCTGGCCGCGATCAAGGCCGCCGATCCTGACCTGTTCGACCCGCGCGGCGGCACCAACCGGGGAGCAGCGCACGAAAACTACGGATCGCCAGGCCACGCCTTGCGCGAAGCCTACTGTGCCGCAATCGGAATCAACCTCAACGACTACACGGGAGACGACGAATGACCGAGCAGACACTGGCGGATCAGATCCGTGCGCAAGCCGCGATCAGCGATCGCCCTGGGCAGTTGGTCGAACTTGAACGGATCGCGGACGAGGCGGATCGGTTGCAGCGTGGCGGTAAGGCTCTCGGTGACATCGTGCGCCGACTTCAGGACGCCGCCCTCGATGCGACGGGCCTGCATGACGTGATCGGCGAGGACGGTGACGGCGACTGGGCTGCCGTGTGGGAGTGCGTCGCAGACCTGGGCGAGAAGGTGCGGCGCCTGACCGTCGAGCGTGACGAAGCCCGCGAGGAGTTGCAAGACCTGCGCAACCGCTACCAAATCCCGTGGTGATGCAGGCAATGACCCGAAACAATCCAGGAGGCAACGAATGACCGAGATCGACACTCTGATCGACGATTTGGCATCCGAGCGTGCCCGTGCCGTCGACAACCTCGACCGCGAAACCATGGTCGTCGGTGCCAGCGAGTTCATCACGCTCTATGACGCGCTCGTTGCTGCCCGTGACGAACTCGACCGTGTGGCGCATCTGCATGAGCAGTGGAAAGCGTCCGTCGATGACGACTACGCCCGGATCGCGGCGAAACAGTTCCGGGACAAGGCCGCGCAGATCGCTCTTCGTACCGAGATCGAATCCCGCCTCGACCTGTGCAGGAACCCCGCAACCGTGGATGTGAAGACGGGCGAGTTCAAAAACCCTGACACGGCCGGGTATTCGCGGGCATTGCGGGAAGTGCTGACACTGCTCGACGGGGAGAAGACGGTATGAGCGTGAACCCGCACAGCACCGCGGAATTCGAGCGGATCGCCAAGGACAACACCATCCTCCTCGGCCAAGTCGGCTCGGGCCTGCACGGCGTCACCACGGGCGATGATGATCGCGACGAAATGGGCGTCTGTCTGGAACCGCCCGCCTACGTCATCGGCAACGCCCAGTTCGAGCAGTACATTTTCCGCACCCAACCCGAAGGTGTCCGTTCTGGCGCAGGCGATCTCGACCTCAACATCTACAGCCTGCGGAAATGGGCTCGCCTCGCCGCGCAGGGTAACCCGACAATCCTGCTGCTCATGTTCATTCCAGCGGACGAGCTGGTGATTTGCGACGCGTTCGGCGCCGATCTGCAAGCCCATCCCGAACGGTTCCTGTCGCGCCAAGTAGCGGACAGGTTCGCGGGCTATCTGGTGTCGCAGCGGGATCAGATGTTGGGGTTGAAGTCGAAGAAGCACACGAATCGGCCCGAATTGGTCGAGCAACATGGGTTTGATTGCTACCTCGATGACACCGAGTTTCTGACCCGTCGCGGGTGGCTCCTCTACGACCAGATTGACGACGGCGACGAACTCGCCACAATCAACCAGGACACAGGCCAAGTCGAGTTTCAGCGTTTCATCGAGCGCGTGTCAAAGCCTTACTCGGGGCCGATCCTCACCTGCAAGACGCGCTACAGCGAGTGGGCGGTGACGCCGAATCATCGTATGCGAGTGTCGAAGATGCGGCGCGGTTCATGCGGCGTGAACCCGCGGGCCTACAACCCTGCGACCGCCGCTTGGGGATTCCGTCCCGCTTCGGATGTGACCCGACTTGACTGGTATCAGCAGGTTGTTGCCACGCCTCGGGATGAGGAGATCCCTGTCTCGGATGCGCACTTGGCGTTGATTGGCGCGTTCGTGTCCGAGGGGTCTTTCGGGAAGCGGCGTAAGGACGGCACTGTCGCCAACTTGCAGATATGCCAGGTGGACGGTGGACGCCTGCACGAGACGATGGTTCTCGCTGCAACGGAGTACGCGTTCCGGACCTACCGATTCAAGGCGCGTGACGAGACTCGGCGCCCAGGCACGATTTGGACGTTCTCGCATCGTGCGACCGTCGATGAGATCGTGAAGTCGTGTGGAGATCGCAGCGAGACTCGGCGGCTTCCAGATTGGGCGCTCAACCTCTCGGCTCGCCAGATAGACGTCCTGTTGGATGCGCTGCTCAGTGGCGATGGCACTCCGCATCGAACGGGAGGCTGGGTCTACTACACCACTTCGTGGGAGTTGGCCGGGCAGGTGCAGGCGATCGCTGTCATGCGTGGGCGTCGCGCGAACGTTCGCGGGCCGTACGTGCACGATGGGAACACGGGCATGTATCAGGTGCTCATTCACGATGCTGGCGATACGCCGTTCGCGCCGTTTCGCGGCCGGGATGTAAAGAGTGTCGATATCGAAAACCGATCCATTGTTTGCTTCACCGTGCCGAATGAGACCCTGGTAACCCGCCGCAATGGGCATGTTGCGATGCACGGAAACACCAAATTCGCTTATCACATGGTTCGGCTCGGCTTGCAAGGCGTCGAAGTGCTCACAACCGGGCGCATCACCCTGCCCATTCCCGAGCCTGATCGGACATGGTTGCGGGAATTGCGGCGCGGCGAGCACACGAAAGAGGAGGCGTTGGCGCGCGCCGATGATCTGCTCGACCAGTTGAATGTGTTGGCGAAGACCGCGGACCTGCCCGAGCGGCCCGATTATGACGCTATCGACCGCTGGTTGACGACGTTCTATCTGGCGTGGTGGGAAAACACGGGCCTCATGTCCGAGTTCAGGTAGCGAAATTCCGAGGTTGACTCCGCCGATATTCTTAATTCAAGAACGAATAAAGGAGTCGGCGAATGGAATCAGATGATCCCGAAGAGGTGCGTTCGATCTCCGACGACGAGGAGGTCGAACCCGATGAGAACGATTGCAATTAGTGCCGCGCTGGTTGCCGCCATTACTGCGTGGGCTGTCGGCGGCAAGTATTTGCTCGCTCGCGTGGTGGCTGTCTCGGCCGGGATCAACGACAGTGGTGCAGGCGATGAGTAACCGGGCAGATATCCGCTTCTACTGTGTATCGCATCAATGCCTCGTGTATGAAGGCAGGCCGTTGACGGACCGGGAAATGGTGGCGGTACGCAAAGCCCACACGATCATGCACCGAGTGTTGACCGTGCCGAACATTCAAGCGCATTGGGAGAGCGAATGACGAAGACCTGCACAACAGTCGCGGCCGGATCGGCCCTCGCCTTCCTGGCCTGGTTCATGCTCGGCGTCACATTGTGGCCCAGTGACCCGACCGTGCCGACTTGGTTCGCGTGGACGCTGTTCGGTCTCGGCATCGCCTGCCTAGTCAGCATCGGTGTCGGACTTGTCGCCACGGCGATAGGCGACGGGCGCGCGAAGGTGGATGACTCATCTCAGCCCGTGTCGACAGTCGTCTACAACATAGAGCGTCACGGCACGGAAGCCGAGTTCGCGGCAGCCATCGAGAAGGCCGCACAGGTTCGCGCGATGACGCATCCGATGCGATGAGCGGCGACCTGATCCTCGTCATCCTCTGCGCTCTTGTCGTGGCCGCTGTCGCAGCAGCACCGAGCATTGCGACCTCACGCCGCATCCGTCGCAAGTCGAAAACCGATTCCTCGAACGCGCAGACGGCCCTCAAGACGTACGGCCGACTGTTCAGGGAAATGCTCGATGAACATGCGGAGCGATCGGTGAAGCGTCAGTCGACGGTAACCACGGTCCCGCCCGGAACGGTCGCGCGAATGCGGGAGAACCCTGCTGTGCCATCGCCTGAACTCCGTGCAGCGGTCGAGCGGGCGCATATTCGGCGGGCGACGGAATGTCCGGGCGGGGAGGCGTGCGAGTGCTGAGGCCGTGGCGCAGGAACCGCGAACGGCGCACGAAGACGGCACGCCCCGTCGAATGTGATTGCGCGGCTGAACTCGTCCGCCGTAGCCCAGATTTCGTGGCCGAAGCCACGCGTGTACTCCGCGAGTTCGGCATGAACGGCCCCTACGAAACCTACTGGCACGCCGACGGCTGCCCCAACAACGGAGACGGCAATGACTGAGCCCTACCCGATCGAAGAACTCGCCGAAGCGGCCCGCGAAAGCGTCCTCCGCGATCTCCCCAATGCGCGCGCGCTCGGCAACGGACTGTTCAAATTCACCATCTACCACCCCGACGGACGCCGCAACATAGACGTGACGGGCTACCTCCTCCCAGAAGACTTCACCTCCGGGCAGATCGACTGGACTCTCGCGCCCGCCCTCGAAGTGTTCACGGAACGCGCCAAGAAATGGGCCGCCGAAGACCAGGCGCGCGACGCGCAGGCAGCGGCAGAGGCGTGGGTGTTGAAGCAGCGCGCGGACAGCGGATTCCGCTCGCCTGATCCGATCGAGGCGGACGTCAATGAGTGAGCCCTTCGACTTCCATATAGCGGCGGAAGATCCAGGGTTCAGCCTGGAAGATTTCACATTAATGCTGGCGTACCTCAATGCCGAAGACGATCCAGAGGAGTCGCCACCCCGTGAGTGACGAGTTGATCGCTGGTGCTCACCGCGGATTCGATGACGCCGTGCACGCTTTGATCGGTCGCCGTGCTGAACTGGTGACGCGCGGTGATGAAACGTCCACCGTCTACCTCGACAGCCTGTATTCCGAACTGGTTGAGGCACGCCATCACGGGCAACGGAGCGACCACAGCACAGGCGTGTCTTACAAAAGTAAGCCGCCCGTATGGATCGACGCATCCAGTCTGCTGCACCAAATCGACCGGACTGTTGCGTCATGGTGGCGGCCCCGACCCACGCAAGCCGACCTGTCCGTCACAGTGACACGACTGCACGCGTTGGTCGACTACCGGTGGTGCCCCGACGACGTTGCCGCAGTACAACGCATGACCGCCACCATCCATGGTTGGGTCGGCACCATACACGGGCTACTCGGGTACGCGCCCGCCGTCAAAGAGTTGAAAGCGGCCTGCCCGGTGTGCGGTGAAACGTATGTCACCGCCGACAGTGCGGGGGAGCAGACGCGGCGGTACACGCTGCAACTGTCCACGATCGGCGCGAGTTGCGCGGCGTGCGGGGAGACGTGGGCGCCCGAACAGTACATGGCATTGGCGGCGCTCATCGGGGCGGCGACACCAGACGGCATGATTCAGGAGGCAGCATGAAAGCGACCGAAGATTTCTGGCACGCGATATTCGACCTGGCAGGCAAATACGGCATTGCGGTCACCAACAACGAGCCCCGGCCTGGGCTGCCGCACATCGCCGACTTTGGGGAAGACGTGCTCGCGCTCCTCGCCCTTGCGCAACCCGTGGTGTACGTACTCGAATCGCAGGGCGACGGCGAAGAATCCACGCACCTCGAAGGCGTCTTCACCAGCGTCGCGAAGGCCCAAGCGCACATGGATGCTTTCCTGGGGCGCGAGTTGGACTGGCAGCCGAATGAGTGGGGTCTATATGCACACCTGGTCGCCCGCATCGTGGATGACTGCCGCTTCGTAGACGCCTACTACATCCGCGCGCACACGATCGACCAGGAACCAGGAGACGACGATGAGTGACGCCGACGAATCCGAAGTGCTCATCGTCACCGATCTCGACACCGCGCACGCCATCCGCAACGCGCTCACACGCCTCAACTGCACATTCGAAGACCTGCGCGACTGGGCGCAAACCGACGACTACCCGACCGTCAAACACAAGATCGCCTGGTATGTGCTCGGAGCGTACTACGACGAACGGGATCACTACGCGGGACTTCTGGAGGGGGACGAGTGACCGCGTTCGAGGACTGGCAGCCGCAACGGATCGCGATCGCAGGCGATTGGCATGCCAACGTCGAGCACGCCCGGAAAGCCATCCGCTACGCAAAACAGCAGGGTGCACAAGCCATCCTGCACGTGGGCGACACCTTCTACGACATGCGCGAGAACTTCGACGGCTCCCCGAACGTCCTCGACAAAGTGAACGAGGCTCTAGAGGAAGCGGGGCTGCTGTTCGGCTGGGTCGACGGCAACCATGACCGAAACGACTACCTGCAAGAACTCGCCATCGAACACGACTACCAGCCCGTCCAACTGCGCCCGAACATCTACTACCTCCCGCGCGGATTCCGCTGGACTTGGTGCGGCGTCTCGTTCCTGGCATTGGGTGGCGCCCACTCCGTCGACCGTCCTTGGCGTACCCCGCATGTCGAATGGTGGCCTGGGGAAACGATCGGCGCGGGGGATGCGTTGCGGGCGTGCGAGGGTGGCCGTGCAGACGTGATGGTGACGCACGATGTCCCCGATGGTGTGCGCATCCCGTCCATCGAAGGCAACCCGCTGGGCTTCCCTGAACGCGAACTAGAGGCCGCGGAACGGAATCGGCGGGTGCTGCGCAGCGTCGTCGACGTTGTGCAGCCTCGGCGACTGTTCGCCGGCCACTACCACACGCGCCTCACTACGGAACTTGTCGGCGTCGACTACAAGACCCGCGTGGATGTCCTCGACATGGACGGGCGGGCGATGGGTCAGAACGTCGCCATCGTGGACGTGGTAAGTCTGTAAACCAGACTTGAGTTCAGTGTGTAAACTGGATTCATGTTCAAATCCCTCTACATCCCGGGCCTCGGCTGGTCGGTTGACGTGCAAACCCACTACCCCGACAGTGGCCCGCGTTGGGGGCATGACCGTGGCCGCTGCCGTGAACACGTCTGGTGGATGCCGCTCGGGCGTTGGACGCTCACCCTCAACGGGCGCGGCCTGCCCTACTGGAAGCTGGTCGGCTTCGAGCACAAGCCCTCCGTCGACTGGATGCTCGACGAATACGACTCCAGCTTCAACAGATTCGCCGCCGCATCACTGCGATATCACTTGGACTACTCGGTAGTCGACAACTCCGAGAACGTCGAACGCCGCGCGCTGTACGAAGACCTCATCAAGCGACTGACCGAACCGCGCCCCCAGTTCACCCGCGAAGAGTTGGACACGCTGAAGGCCATCGACGCGGCCAGCGAGGAGTCGGGTGTCCCGCTGTTCATCCCGATAGAGCCAGGCAACCCCGACGCGGGCTACCGAATCCGCCCGTCCACCGAGCAGGAGGACGCGATCGGCGAAGCTCAGCAGGCGCGAGAAGACGCCTGGTACGAGCGCAACGACCAGGCCCGCCACGACTTCGTGGGCATCATGAGACACCTCTGGAGCTGAAATGACACTGGACATTTGGAAGTCGGTCCGCGCCTGGCAGTCTGCCGCCGACGTCACGCAACGCACCGAGCCCGGTTGGGTCGCACCCGCCGACATCAACCTCGCCCTACGCCTGATCGTGGAGGAACGCGAAGAACTCGCGACCGCATTGCGTGAACACGACATGATCGGCGTTGCTGACGGTATCGCCGACTCGCTTTGGGTGCGCGCGGGGCTCCTGTTGCGTCTCGGACTCGCACGGGACCACATCGACCTCCTCGTGCCCGCACCCGGTAAACCCACGTGGGAGAACCTGCCACCCGCGGGCATCGAAACCGTCATCGAAGAACTGGAAACCGTCGACCGCGAACTGAAGACGGCTATCCGCGCGGGCAGTCTCGAAGGCGTCGACATGCTCGGGCATCGCGGCATGTATCAACTGCTGTCGTTGGTGGTGTTGCTGCAACTGCCGTTGGATCGGATCTGGGCCACCGTGGTCGAGTCGAACTTCAGCAAGTTCGTGGACGGCAAAGTCGTTCGCCGCGCCGATGGGAAAATCACCAAAGGCCCGAACTTCTCGCCGCCCGACATCGCCAGCATCCTCGCACCACCGGAGGCGGCATGAACCGCACACAGTGGGTCGGTGCAGGTGTTTGCGCGTGCGGGAAACGGAACTACCTGTCCCGCAAAGACGCCCGCAAAGTCCTACGCAACAAATACCCCGGTGAACGCATGCACGTCTACGTCTGCCTGACCGCGGGCGGATTCCACATCGGCCACATGGCACCCGAAGTCGCCTGCGGTGAAGTGCCGAAAGAACTGTTCTACGGGCCGAAAGGTGTTGGCCGAGTGCGAGAGAAGCAGAAAACCAGGCTGGACCCGAAAACGAGGAGAGTGGCGGCGTGAGCACTCTCGCCAAGGTCGAGCACACGTCCTACTTGTGCCCCGCCGCATGGAACGGATGGGACGAGGACGGCAACTACTACCGGTTGAAGTATCGACGCGGGACGGGCCGAGTATTGCAGGTGCCTCGACTTGGCGGGTTCGCGAAGCTGGTCATCGAATTCAAGTTCGGTGATCCTCGCAACGGGTTTATCGAGCTGGAAGAGTTCTGTCGGCTCTCGGGCGTGACGCTCGCATTGGCCGAGCCTTACGTGCCGCTGGAGGATCCGAACGCGGGCATCGAGGACTACCCGGAGCCTGACTGGTCTGCGTGAACGGCATCATAGGCAGCGTCCGCCATCTTGCCCGCATCAGCGTCGAGAGCTTTGGCGATGCGGCGCAGTTGGTGGACGGTCGGGGATCTGAGGCCCTGTTCGAGGCGGCTAATCGTATTAGGGACGTAGCCAGTTCGGCGAGCGAGATCGGCTTGCGTGATGTCCTTGCGGGCGCGGGCTGCACGGAGTTCGCCCGCGAGGGCTTCCCGATAGGCAGCGGTGTCAGCGTCTTCGGTCATGGAGTCATTCTGGCTTCCGATTTTCAGATGAGTGACCCATTTCACAATTGCAAAATTCCAGCAGGTCGGAATGGCAATTATATTGGAAATAGACTAGATAGCGCTAGAGAGTGCTAGACAATCGAGAACTGCCATGGTCTGATGGGGGTGCGCTAGTTGTGTCCGAAGATCGACCAACTTTCAGCCTCGCGGACATCGCGCCCGGGAATGTGATGTCTAGCTGTAGCCGTAGAGCCTTCCGCCATCCTCACGGGTGGGCTGCCCTCTACGGCGCCTGAAGAAATGAAGTAGTTCCCCTGAAGCTCGGCGGCAGAGCGCCGCGACGGCGGAGGCCCGGATTCGAGTTCCGGCAGGGGAGCGGGACGGGTACGCAGTGTGGTAGCAAGCGCCCATCCAACCTCCTTTGGCGCAGTCGGTGCGCAGAACGGTTCGAGTCCGTCCATTGGAGCGCGGGCCTCGGGACTCGTTGGGTTAACACCTCCCCCTGAGGACATATGAAAAGGTATCCCTGTTGGCTCAGTGGCTAGAGCAACCCCCGTAAAGGGCTGTACCCACGTTCGATTCGTGGACAGGGAGCAAAGCGCAGCCTAGCTAGTTGCGCTGGTGGTGACAGAGTGTGCGTCTTGCGCGAATCGGGACGCAATGTGTGCGACTTACGGGATCCTGACGGGCGAGTGCCTGAGGGGAAGCCTTAGCGGGCGGAAACCGATGCCTAGCGGCCGGGTCGTAGCTTCGGGCCTAATCATACTTACGATTCATGCCCCGAACGGAGAGCTAGTAACTCTCCCCACCGTCTAACTTGCCGCCTCTTCGCGGAGGGGTTGGAAGTGCCTCAACGGAAAGTCGTCGGATGGCGAGGCCGCTGGGGCGCGAAAGTGTTGCAGCGACAAGATCGCTGAGCAGTGAGGTCAAAGCTCACCAGTCCCGTTTGCGGGGCGACTACAGGGCAGGTGGCCGAACGGAGTTCGCCGTTCGGTGCCTGCCTCACAAGCGGGAGTTTCCGGTGTCTCCCGAAAAAAACTGGCGGCTGACCCTCGACATGGGGAAGGGTGCGATTTCGCGATAGCGCCTGACGGAGTTGAGCCATCTCCGCTATCAAACGGCTCCATCGCAGTGTGGCGCAGCTCGGTCTAGCGCAGCGGGCTCATAATCCGCAGGTCGTCGGTTCGAATCCGACCACTGCAACGAGCGGATAGGGCAACGATCCGTACAAAGGCGGATTTGATCACCGCCAGCAGAAATGCACAGTGCCCGGAGTTGGCCGAGCTTCGTCAGCAAAACGGCTTCGACTTCACGAGTTGGATAGCGCAACCACGGGCGGAACTGAATCCAGGGCCGCATTGCGCGAGGTTGGGAACCTTGGAGAGTCGCGAATCTCCTGATCCACCCCCTGGCGGGCACGCGCACTTCGCGGCAGGTATCTGCCGTAAGCCTCTGCCCGTCGCGCAGGCATACCACCCTCTGCCTCTGGCGGCGGGCTTAACCCTTCGGGGTTTCACGACCGGTTCCGCTCGCTTCGGCAGTCCAGGGCCGGTCCTCTACATGGCCGCTCGTCCACTCCCGCATCAGGGAGGGGCGGGCGGTTCTCATTCCCACTCTGCCAGGAGTTCTCATGAGCGCGCTGCGCTACCGCAAGAGGCCCGTCGTGATCGAGGCCGAGCACCTGTCGAGCCTCAACGGCGATCAGGTCACCGAGTGGATCAGGGCGAACGGTGGTCACGCGCGCCACGTCTACTCCGACCCGATCCGACGCGAGATGTTCGACGGTGACTGCCCGAACTGGATCGAGATCGAAACCCTCGAAGGCACGATGACGGCCAACGTGGGCGACTGGATCATTCGTGGCGTCAAGGGCGAATTTTACCCGTGCCGCAATGACATCTTTGAGGCCACCTACGAGCGCGCCGAGGAGACCGCATGAGCGAGAACGAGATCGGCGGCATCGTCCGCAACACTGCCGACCAGCTCGCGGACGCACTTCATGTGCCCTCGTTCGCCTCCGCCATCGATGCGACGTTGCGCCCGATGTATGCCGACGTCGCAGCCGCACACGAAGCGCACGTGCACTACTCGCCCGTGGTCGATTGAACCCGCTCCCCGGAACTCTCGCCTGGGCACCGAACGAGCCCGACCCGGTGACGGTCGAACGCTGCTGGATGTGGCCGTTCCCGTACGCCGAGGTGCGCACATCACGCGACTGGCTGATCACGGTCCCGACAGCACGACTCACATACCTCGACGTTTGGGAGTGACCGTGGCGCGAGTGCCGTACGACTGGCGTGCCGAATACGAGGATCCGCCCGACGTTGAGCAACGCGCCTGCCCGAAAGGCGGCCCCGACTGCGGTTGCCGCCACTACCTGCCCGGTGAAGCCGAATGGCTGACCTGACCGACGAGCAGGCCGAGACCGCCGCGCACATGCTCCGCGAATTCACCGCCGTGCATCCCGTCGACGGCCCGAAACTCGCATTCTTCACAGCACTCTTCGCGGCCATCGCGAGAAACCCACCCACACTGCCCGAATGAAAGAAGCACCTCATGGCCGACGCCGCAAACTCGTACGTTTTCACCATCGCTGGCGAGGCTGGTGAAGTCACCGTCGAAGAACTCGCCGCCGCGATGACAACCGCCCTCAACACTGCCCTGCGCACTGTTCCCGCAGGCGGCACCACGGGCCACGTCCTCACCAAGACCTCGGGTGGTTACGCCTGGCAGGCCGCGACATAACCGTGGCTGATCTCGCTGACGGCGGCCCGCTCCCCGAACAACCGGACGGGCCGCCCGACTTCTGCACTCCCTGCGCGTACTCCGCGCCGCACTTCCACCCAACGATTCCCGGTGCCGACTGGTTCATCGAGGGTCGACGCTTCCGTGAGGTCGGCCGCATCCCCAACGCGAACGGCGCGACAGTCCACCTCGCAGCCGCCGACACACCGCCCCCATTCCATTAGGAGCCCCGTTGAGCCTGAAAATGTACGCCACCGACTTCGTTAACGGCTTCGAGTACATGTTCACGCTCCCCGAAGAGGTCGTCGGCGGCGTCGACACCTACTACGCGGGCAGCAAACCCTATCTCGCGGGCCAATACACCGTGGACACCGAAACACTCACCACATACTTCAACCATCCCGCGATCGGCGACCGGTTCCTCACCCTCGACGACGACACCACCTATGTGCGCGTCACGGGCGGGTCTGCGACGTTCACGGGCGGCACGATCCTGCTGGACCAGTCACGCGAAATCTTCTGGCCCAACGGTGAAGGCGGTCCCCTCGTCAACTTCCGGGTTGTCGAACCGTCCCCGCCAACCCATCCGCTCGACTGGTTCTTCATCGAGGTCGACCGGGCGCTCGAAGACTACAACGCAACAAGCTAGCCGCCCATACATGCGCGGCGCGACCTCCAACGCGAGGTATCGCAAATTGAGGTAGTCGGTGCCTGCCCAGAGAACCCCCACCGAACTTTTCCGCCACACCCTCGTGCCCCATTCGGTCGGGGCCGCCCCACAGGCAGCAGGGGTCTCGTGGCGGGGCCGCTGGCAGCCATGAGCGCCGCGGCCAGGCCCGCGCGGTCGGTATCGCTACCACGGGAGCCGCGCGGGCCACAGCTTCCCACAACTTCATAACGCCAGGAGGCGTCATGTCCATCAACTCCTGCGCACGAACCGCACTCGTTTGCGTGATCGCGCTCGGCCCACTCGTCTTCGCTTCCGGGCACGCTGTCGCTGACGGCCCCGACTGTCGCCCGTTGGTGATCGGTGTCGGCGGCAACGGCGAACGCGCCAACACCAACTTCGGGCGCGCAACCATCGTCGGCGACATGCTCGAATACGAAGCCCAACAGGGGAATCGGGTCGAAGCACTCGACTACAAATCCAGCGTATGGCCTACCGGTCCGTACACGAAGGACGAATCCGTCACCGATGGCCGCGCGCGACTGCAAGCCCGTATCGCCGAATACCGCCAAGACTGCCCGAACGGTCACGTCACCGTCATCGGTCACAGCCTGGGCGCCGAATTCGCTGACGAGGCAGACGCCGACCGGGTAGTGACGTACGGGGATCCGCGGACTCCTGGCGGCATCTACTCGGCACTTCCGGGCATCGTTCCGGGCATCTCCTCGCCCGGTCCACGCGACCCTGACCCGCGTGTGACGACCGTGTGCCACGAGTTCGATGCGATCTGCGACAGCCCCGCGCCATGGGCCGATCCTGCCAAGTTCGTTCAGGGATGGGCGGGCTATGCGATGGGCTGGCATTACTACGCGCCCGACGAAGCCGATGGGCTGCCGCCTGGTGATCACCTTATCGACCGTCCCGCACCTTTGCCGTGGCTGCCCGAATCGACACCGACCGGGATTCCGAACGCGCCGACCGCGCCGCTGCCCACATGGGAGCCCGGACCGCTGCCCTCGCTCGAAATGCTCGACCCCGGACCGTATGTGCCGACACCGCTGTCCACGTGGATCCCGGACGAGGTTGAAGCGTTCCTGCCGCCCGAGGTGACGGGATTCGTTCCGCCGCCGCTGCCTGCCATCCCCGCGCTTCCATCGATTGGATGAAAATGACCGACAACGGCTCGCTTGGTTGGCTGGAGTATCTTCCCCGCGATTGGGGCTTCTGGGCGCAGATCGACGTCCGGGCGATGGCCGAATTGACCGATCTCCCGGTCACGGAAGTCTTGGTCATGAGTCGCGAGGACTACACCGACCGACTCAGGGGATTCGACTCCGTAACCTGGTTCACTGCCCGCGAACTGGTCGCGTCGAAGATCCTCGAAGCCGCGCAATCGGACCTGGCGCAAACGAAGGCGGCCGTGAATGCCGCCTGACGTCACCCTCTATTCCAGCCCCGGATGTCAGCCCTGCAAGGCAACAGCCCGGAAGCTGACGCAACTCGGCATCGAACACGCCCACATCGACGTCACGCAGGATCCTGCCGCCCTCGACTACATCCGAGGGCTCGGCTACACAGCCGCGCCCGTAGTCGTTGCAGGCGAAGAACATTGGACCGGATTCCGGCTGACTCGGATCGAAGCACTAGCGGCTTCACTGCGCACAGCGGTCGACGAATAACCCCAACATCGGAGGCCCCATGAAATTCCATCTGAAGTTGCTGGGGCTGTTCGAAATCGACATCGAAACCCCTGCCGTCGAACAGGTTTCATCCATCGACATTGTTTCAGCCTGCCTGAGCGCCATCTCTCAGATCCCCATGTTCCAGACCATGATGATGGTCACGGAGGACGAGGACGAGAACTGATGGCCCGCGCCACCTGGGCGAACGGCGGCAACGCCTGGCGACTCCTCGCCGCCGCCATCGCCACCTACGAACTCATCACGCCGCCCGAGCAACTGCTCACCGCAGCCTGTGAACGAGGCATCAAACGGCATCCGATAGCGGTACGGGCGGCCATCATCGTGACCGCCCTCCACCTTTTGGGACTGATTCCGCGCCGAATCGATCCCTACGCCCACCTACCGGGCGTCCGTAAGCACGTCAGCGAATCGCTTCACCGCTTGATTCGCCCCCTGCCGAGATAAACCCGCAGCATCAGCCAACACCTGCCACGTAAACGGCTGCCCCGTCTCCGGATCGATCACCTCGCGTAGTCGCGCGATCTCCGACCCGCGCCCATCCTGCACCTCGGCATCCATCTTCGCGAACCACCGCAGATGACGTAACAACTCGTCCCGAGCATCCATGATCACAGCGTACACCCAGTTACGTCACGACATACAGTCTGTGACATAAACTCGACACGCCGATCGGCGCTCACGCGGTCCGCCCAGGAGGCGACCGCCCCCACCCCCCCGAACGTGCACGGCCAGGCGCCGACACGTCCCACGGAGGACGCCCAATGGCACGCAAAAAGACAATCCCCGTCGAAAAACTGGTAGCGACCCAAGAAAAACGCAACTACTGCCTCGAACGCAGACTCGCCGGCCTCACGCAGAAAGAAATCTGCGAAGAAACAGGCTGGGACAAGTCCGCGGTCTCCCGCTACATCAGCACCGCCATCGCCGACATCACCCGCGAAAACGCCACCGAATTCCTCGAAGTCGAGCTGGCCCGCCTGGACGCGATGTGGGCAGCCATCTGGGAAGACATCGTCAACCCAGGCGAAGACGACCGCAACGGCCAAACCTGGAAGATCGACCGCGCACTCGCGATCATGGACCAGCGCGCGAAACTCACCGGCAGCTACAAGACCGCCGAAATGAAAGCCGTCGCCGACGCCCGAGGCAACCTCAACACTGAAACCTCCTCGATGGTCGGCCGCTTCTTCGACGCCCTCGAAAAGGTGTACGAAGCCGACGGCATCACAGCGGCTACGGAGGCGCCCGAGTCTGCGGACGACGAACAGTGAGCCTGCTGGACACACTTCCCCTGTCCCGCAAACAAATCGCTTCCATCGTCGAAGCCCGCCGCGCACGAGTCTCCATACTCTCCGGCGCGGTGCGATCAGGCAAAACCATCGCCAGCATCCTCGCCTTCTACGACGCGGTACTACGCGCCCCCGAATCCGGGCTCATCATCATCGTCGGCCGAACCTTGCAGACGATCGAACGCAACATCATCGAGCCCATGCAAGACCAAGCCGTATTCGGCATATGGTCGAACGAAGTCCACCACACACGCGGATCCTCCACCGCGATCATCCTCGGCCGCACCATCCACCTGATCGGCGCCAACGACGTCCGCGCAGAAGGCAAACTCCGCGGCATGACCGCCTGCCTCGCGCTGGTGGACGAAGCCACACTGCTCCCAGAAAACTTCTGGACCCAGCTCCTCGCGCGCCTCTCCGTCCCCGGCGCACGCTGCCTGGCAACCACCAACCCCGACAATCCAGCCCACTTCCTGAAGGTCAACTACATCGACCGACAGCACGAACTGGACTTGCGGGCCTGGTCGTTCATGCTCGACGACAACCCGTCACTCGACCCCGACTATGTCGCCGCGATCAAAGCCGAATTCTCCGGACTGTTCTACCTGCGCAACATCAACGGATTGTGGGTCGCCGCCGACGGCGCCGTCTACGACTGCTTCGACCCCGACCGCCACGTGGTGCCATGGGGCGAACTGCCCGACCTGCAATGCTATATCGGGATCGCCGTCGACCACGGCACCACCAACCCCACCCATGCGATCATGCTCGGTTTAGGTGTCGACAACGTGCTGTATGCGGTCGACGAATGGCGGTATGCGCCCTCGAACAAAGAGGCCCGCAAAACCAACGTCCAACTCTCGCAAGGCTTACGGGGCTGGATGGCTACCGCCCATCATCCGCGCGAAGACCCGGACAGCCCGCCACGCATCACCTGCCCCGTTATTGTTGACCCTGCCGCCGCGGACTTCCGAGTCCAGTTGAAGCAGGACGGGCAACGCACGGTACCCGCCTACAACGAAGTGCTGTACGGGATTCGAACCACCTCCGCACTGTTCTCTATCGAAAAACTGAAGATCAGCGACCGATGCCCTGAACTGTTGAAAGAAATCCCCGGATATGTGTGGGATACGAAAGCGACAGAAGAAGGCAAGGATGCGCCGGTCAAGGTGAATGACCACGGCTGTTTTGTGGCCGGCACGCTGGTCGAAACCGTCGACGGGCCGCAGCCAATCGAAACGATCGAACCCGGAACGCTGGTGTTGACCCGGTTCGGGTATCGACCAGTCCTCGACGCTGGATGCACAGGGGTTCACGCTCCACGTGCGCTGCTCCTGGCCGACGGCACCACATTGCTTGGGACTGCGAATCATCCGGTGTTCGTCGACGGCGAAGGCTTCACGCCGATCGAGGAACTCCACCCCGGCGACGTCATTCAGCAGGCGACTGGTACGAGCGCCGTCGTCAGTGTCGATTGGGTCAAAGGTCTCGAACCCGTCTACAACCTGACAGTATTCGAACAGCCTGAGTATTACGCGAACGGCGTACTCGTCCACAACTGCGACTCGTTGCGCTACTCCATCGCATCGACTGAACGCAAATGGCGGCGTCGTATCAAACTCGCAACCCAATTCCGACCCGAAACGGCGGACGAAGATCCTGGCTTTACAAAGCAAATAGACTTGAAGTAAACGGTCGAATGTCAGGAGATTCGAATGTCTTTCGCGGACGATGTCGAAGCGTATGAACAACAACCCGCACCGGTCAAATACTGCAAAACCGGGCAATGGGTGAACGATCTCGACACACGCGACCGTGAAGCATTCAAGCGAGCGTTGAGCCGTGGCGGACCGGTATCGGATTTGCATCGCATCGCCATCAACAACGGCTGCACCGCGGCAGAAACCCGATTCCGGGCACACTGCCGCCGACGCTGCTCCTGCTACATCAACATGGAGGTTGCGGCGTGAGCCTCGCCGACGATGTCGACGCGTTGACCGTCTCTGAGCCCGTCAACAAGGGCTCAATCGATGTCACCAGCGATGGCGCTACCGTCAACAACGTCGTCGTCGACGAACCGATCGACAGCGACTGGTCACGCGTATTCGCGCTGTTCCGCCTCGACGCCGAGCAGTTCGAGGTTGTCGACGAGACCGTGCGCTGCTCCACATGGCAGCAGTCGCGCGGCCTCGATGACGGAACCCGCGATGTCATCCAGCTGTACGCCTACAGTGCCCGCTTCAAACGCAAGCCGAAGCAGCGGATCCCCGATGACGAGATCGCCGAACGGCAACGCCTCGTGCGCGAATGGACGCTACCGGTCGCTCCCGGCGCTTCTTCGAACTGGAAGCCCGAAGTTGCCGCGGTCATCAATCTCGCGGACGTGCAAGGCGGAAAGAGTGAGGGCGGAGGGGTAGCGGCCACGCAACAGCGGCTCCTCGACGGCCTCACCAACGTGCATCTCTGGCTGGAACGCCAACGCGAAACCTACAACGTCTCCGAAATCGTGCTCGTCAACAACGGCGACCCGATGGAAGGCTGCGACGGGTCATATTCTTCGCAACTTTTCACGGTCGAACTGAACACGCGCGGGCAAATGAACTTCGTACTCGACATGTGGGAGCTTTACGCACGCGAACTGTTCCCGCAGTTCAAACGCGCCCAATTCGTGTCCGTGCTCTGTAATCACGGCCAGTTGGGCCGCCAGAACGGGCGCGACAACAAGACATCCGATTCGGACAACGCCGGCGGATTCCTCGCCGAGACACTGAAGCGGATCCTTGCCGCACGAACCGAGTTCGATCACGTCACCTGGACCATCCCGCACGACGAAATGAACGTCTACACCACCGTTTCCGGTGTGCCGATGGCGTTCAATCATGGGCACAAGGTTCCCGGCCGTGACGCGACAGGGTTCGAAAAATGGCTCAACGGCCAAGTCCGCGGCGACCACCACGCACACACCGCCCGCATCTGGCAGACCGCACACCGCCACCACTTCGCCTGCTGGGACATGGGTTCCTGCACAGTCTTCCAAGCGCCGAGCCTGGACGGCGGCAGTAAATGGCTGCGCGACCTGACCGGACGATACTCCCGCTCCGGGATCCTGACCTACCTCGTGGGTGAACACTCCCCACTCGGCTGGTCGGACCTGGCATTCCTTTAACTCGATAACGCCCCTTGTGCGTTGTCGCACAAGCTCACAGGGGGCTGCTCCATGCCGATGCCTGAGTTTTCAGGAAAATTCCCCGGCGCCCCTTGGGATGTCGCTGCTGACGCTTACCACATCTTCAACAGTTGGTACAGCGGAGACGTCGACGCTCTCGAAGAGATTTACGCCCATCAGCATTCGCAAGCCCCGGCATCACGCCCGAGTCAGTGGCGTGGAGGCGTGGTCGGCGCACTCAGCCGCATGTGGTTTGGGAAACCGCTGACCCAAGACCAAAAGCGCCTGCACATCCCCGCCGCCGCTGGCATCGCCACCACGTCCGCCGACCTCCTGTTCGGGCAGCCGCCGAGCTGGCTGTTCAGCGAAGGCGACGCGGCAGACCTTGAAGGCGCGCAAGCCCGCCTGAGCGAACTGCTAGACGGCGCGGACACTTTGACGACGTTCCTGAAAGCCGCGGAGATCCAAGCATCCTTGGGTGGGGTCTATCTGCGACTGACCTGGGATCAAGCAGTCGCGAAGAAGATCATGATGGACGCCGTGGCCCCCGATGCGGCCATCCCCCAATGGCGATACGGCAGATTGACCGCAGTCACGTTCTGGACGTTCGTCGGCAAGGACAAACGCGGCACCTGGCGCCACCTGGAGCATCACGAGCCTGGTCGAATCGAGCACGCCCTCTATTGCGGCGATGACGGTTCGATCGGCCGGAAGATGGGACTTGGCGACCGCCCCGAAACTACGTGGGCCGCCGAGTTGGTTGACGATCAGTCTTCGATCGCGACGAACATCGACCGACTGACGGCCTGCTACATCCCGAACGTGCAGCCCGCTCGACGCTGGCGCAATATCCCGCAGCTTTCCCCGCTCGGCCGCTCGGATTTCGAAGGCATCGAGCCCCTATTCGATGCACTCGATGAGGCTTGGTCGTCGTGGATGCGAGACCTCGAACTCGCGAAGGCCAGATTGTTCGTCTCGCAGGAGGCCCTGGAGGATCAAGGCCCCGGACTCGGTGCCACGTTCGATCCTGAACAGCAGATTTTCACGGGCGTTCCCGATGACGGCGGCACAGCATACGACGCAGCCGCGGGCATCAGGCAACTCGTCCAAGCCCAGCAGTTCGAGATCCGCGTGAAAGAGCACGCTGAGACGTGCGAGCGGCTGCTGAAGGAAATCCTTCGCGCGGCAGGCTATTCCGCAGGCGACTTCGATGACGGCGACGCTGCTGCGATCACTGCGACCGAGGTATCGGCCCGCAAGGATAAGAGCAACCTCACACGTGCGAAAAAAATTCTACTGTGGCAGGCAGAAGCTAGCGAACTCGCATTTACGGCCATGTTGCTAGACGCGAAGGTGAATGGCGGATCGGACTTCGGGATCACGAAGGCCCCGGAGATGAAGTTCCCAGTTCGCGCCGACCAAGATCCTGTCCAACTCTCGACCGCTATCTCGAATCTGCGTCTCGCGAAGGCGATTTCGACTCCTGAATCGGTGCGCATGTTCCATCCGAACTGGAGCAATGATGAAGTCGATGACGAGGTCGCGTTGATCGAGAAGGAAGCCAAGGCGGAAGCTGAGGCGCAACAGCCGGTCATGCTCGACACTCCTGGCGATTTCGTAGGCGGAAAGCCTGCCGCTGAGGATCCAGCCGAGGATGACCCGTTCGCCAAGGCTGCCTGAGGCCGCTCACCCCCACTT